CGAGACACCCAGAAGGTCAGAGCGTACCGGGCGGAGGAGTTCCAGCGGGAAGTTCCCGCCGTTACCCAACTGGCCGACATCGCGGAGGTCCAGGCCTACCTCAACCAGTTGATCGTCACCTCCTTCTTCCAGTTCCGCTTCCCGCACGTCAAGACTATCGCAGCCACCCGTACACCTGACACCGAGTCCGCCAAGGGAGGGTTTGTACCGGGCGGAGCTTGCTGGGTCAAGCTCCCCAGCTGGGCGATGCTCGATTGGATCGTGCTTCACGAAGTAGCTCACGCCGTCACGCCACCGGAGACCGGAGGAGGTCACGGGAGGTATTGGGCGCGCGTCTACATCGAGTTGGTGACCTATCGGCTAGGGAAGTTCCGTGGCTTCCAGCTGAAGAGCGCCTTCCAGCGGGCGGGCATCAAGTTCTCCCCCAAGCGACCTCCGGCGGAGATGACCCCGCAGTGCGCTGCCGCCAGACCCAAGACGATACCTGGCCGTCCATCCAAGGTCATGTTCTACCTGGCCAGCCTTGAGCCGGATGGCCCAATGAAAGATCGTATCTTGGCGGCGCACGCGGCGGTAGAGAAGTGGAGGAGTCGAAAATAAAGGCTAGGCGCGGGTACCCTCCTCCGGGTATAGTCGGGCCACGACAGTAATTCTTACAGTTTAGTTAGGAGTTCAAAATGCCAGCAAAGACCACAGCGCTTGCGTGGGCTACCGCCACAGGTGGAAGCGTAGGCGAGTGGAGGAGAAAAGGTGACCTGTTCTACGTTGGGAATGAACATGCCGGGTACTTTGCCCTAACGTCTAACCGCGTTCTAACGTTGGGGGTGTACTACGGGCACCCGATAGAGGATGCCAATTTGGTGGTGGCCTACGCGGAGCGGTCACTGGACCCAGTGGCTTACCTCCTCCGCCTAGTCCCATCAATTGGGTTGGGACTCCCGGCCATGGTGGCGTAAGCCCCAGGCCCATTGTGGGATAGGCCATGATGGGAATTATCTCCACTGGATGGTTGCCCAATGGGGTATCTGGTGGTATACTTCTCTCAGTGGTCGGGAGTTCCGACCGGAACCGAATGGAGATAGAACGATGAAGACCTCTGAAGAATACGTGGTGGCCTTCGAAGATCGGAAGAGTGGGATGAAGGTCGTTTTGACCTATAAGACTCTCGCGGAGACGAAGAAGGCTGTATTGAAGATCGGAAAGTTCAACTGCTCCGTAACGACGGCGGAAGGCGAGGATGTGGTGACCCTCTACTGGTGACCCGCACTGGACGGGCGGGAGCTACCCGGCTCCCGCTCCTCCGGTCTGGGCCAACGGTTGGCTCGGAAGATTCGAACCAAAGGAGATAGAAATGATCGTAACCCTCGAACCGATTAGCGACTTCAACTGGCAGGGACTCGCGGGACTCCTGAGCTGGGGCAACGGGGAGATACCGGAGCGCCGCCCGCTATACACAGACGTGCTTTGGGCGGGCGTGGGACACGTGATGGTGGCCGTCTCCTCCGAAGCGGTCATCATCAGCTGGAATGAAGATGACAACGGCGACGAAGACAGCCCGCGAGTCGAATGGCAGTTGGCGGTCCGCTACGAAAACCAGGCTACCGCGAAGAAGGCAGTTGAGTGGCTCCTCCGGCACGTGGAGGTTGCTAGCGACCTCCCGGCAGCCGGATTCGAGCGGGTTGACGCGGAGTGACCCGCACTAGACGGGCGGGAGCTTTACCGGCTCCCGCTCCTCTGGTCTGGGCCAACGGTTGGCTCGGAAGATTCGAACCGAAGGAGATAGAAATGGCAAAGACTTCCCAACCCAAGACGACGATTCATACCAACCTTCTGGACCGTCGGGTGATGGTAACGGTCGGTGAAACCCGCGAGCAAGCGGAGCGAGCGAAGGCAGCGGGCGGGTACGCAGAACGCGGAGCGTGGGCCCACCTCGCCAAGATTGGCCGGGTAGTCGCGGTGTACCAGACGGGCGGAAGCTTAATGGCTATGGTTGCTATGTCGAATAACGGCATGGGCAACTCCCAGCAGCTGGTAGAGTTCTACGTTGAACATCTCGTGGTAATCGACGCGGAGTGACCCGCGCTGGAGCCCAGCAAGACTGGCCTTGCTGGGCTTCGGCCTGGGCCAACTGCGAAGGAGATAGTTGTGACCAAGCGAGCGTATCAACTTCAGGTCGGTGACCGGATCGTGCTCAAGATCGGCTCCGTGTCCTGCGACCTCCGGTTGACGGCCATCCACCCCATCGGCCAACTGCTCGCCCTGACCGGAGCGGAGCCCAACGGAGAAGTCCGCAAGTACGTGGTGATGCGGACCGATAAGCTGGTGGTGGCGGAGAATTCTTCACTGGGTGGTTGACTTCTCCGGGAGTGGTGGTATACTTCTCTCAGTGGTCGGGAGTTCCGACCGGAACCGAATGGAGATAGAACGATGATGACGAAGATGGTGAAGCCTAGCGAACTCAAAGTTGGCCAGTACCTCCAGTTGAATAACGCGGCGCATAAGATCGTCAGCGTGTCGGTCGGGAACGGCCAGACCGTCGTGCGTATCGCGGAGAACGGGAAGGAGCGGGGAGTGGTACTGGGCAACCGTACTCCGGTATGGATCGAAGCTCCCAAAGCGCCGATGGAGACTTTGAAGCCCCACCAGTTCATGCCGGTACGCGGCAACTACGGCGCTTCGGATTACTAACCAATCCCGGGAGTAGCAGCCGGGTGTCCGGCTCCTCCCTTCCCTAACCTCCTTTCAGGAGATAGATTCAATGGCTACGAAGAAACAACCCTGTCCCCACTGCGGCAAGAAGTTCGCTGTCCAAGGCTACGGGCGGCACGTCGTGAAGTGCGCTGAGCTCCACGGGGTCACGCCCGGTTCGACCGTCGCGGAGAAGGCACCGCCCGCCAGCAAGGGCGCTGCCGTCGCGGCAGCCAGCGGGAAGCCCATCGCCAACTCCCAAGTCATCGAGGGACTGGCCAAGCTCTCCGCCGTCGTGAACCTGAACGATATGTCCTGGGACCAGCTGTATGATCTGGGCTCCCGGGTGAAGTGACCTTCGCTACACCTCCCTCCTCCGCCGTCGGGCAGGCATCGACCGGAGGAGGGAGGGATGGCAATGGGCCACTAACGTAAAAGGAGATAGGCCATGGGTGTTTGGTATAAGGCTGACGGAAAGATCGAAGGAGTTGAGCCGGTAGCGGGCGGAGCGTATACCGGAGCGGAACTGAACAAGTTTGTTGGAGGTTATTTTGAGGTGCTTCCCATCCGTCGCGGTCGCCATCGCGGGAAGGTTCTGATCTGTAACGAAGATGGGAAGGCTAAGAAGCTGGGGGTCAACTCGAAAGCCACTCAGCTGTTCAACGGAATTACCTTCATGTGTCCTCACTGCCGGGAGGTCCACTGCGGCCAGAAGGTCTCCGACAAACAGCTGATAGCCGATCTGACCTCAGTCGGGCTGACCCCGATACTTGGTGATGTCCTCATCTGCCGACCGGAGGAGGTCACCTAACGGTTCTATCTCCTGTGGCCGCCCGTTCGCACACCGCATCGGGCGCTCCACTCCGCAACACCCCGGTGGATCCAACTGGCCCCACCGGGGTGTTCGCATTTCTCCAATGTTATGGCCCGGCCAGAGGTTAGGACACCCGCCCGCCATGATGGAAAATACTTCCACCAACCACTTGCCTCCGGTAGGGTCTGGTGGTATACTCTTCTCAGTGGTCGGACGTTCCGACCGGAACCTGATTGGAGATAGACGATGGGAATGGGAACGATGAAAAGTGTAGCGAATGCGACCGGGTACGAAGTCAGGCTGGAGCTAGTGGCCGTGGGTCAGTACCGCGTCCAGACGTTCTATCCTGGTCTCTCCACGCCGGACTACTCCTCCCGCCTGATAACCGACTACTCAAAAGCAATTGACCTCTTCAACAAGAAGGTTAAGAAACACCAGAACTGGTAGCCAACCCGGGAGCCACCCGCCGCTCCTCCTTTAGGAGATAGCCATGACCTCGCAAGCAAAGCATCTCAAGACCCTCCTTCAGAAACACGGTATCGCACGGGAGGACGGCCGGTTGCTGGTCCGCACGGAGAAGCGGAACGGTTGCTGGGGCGATGCCGTCGCTCACGTACGTGGGCTGACGGAGGAGGAGGTGGCCAAGCTGACGGCTGATGACCAGTACGTCAAAATCTTCAACCAGCCCAGGCTTCGCTTCGCGATAGTCAGGTGGTGAATAATTCCGCCACCAACCACTTGCCTCCGGTAGGGTCTGGTGGTATACTCTTCTCAGTGGTCAAGTAAAGGAGATAGAAATGACCGGTTTTGAAGACATCACCCGCGAGATTCTGAACGCCAACCCCGCTTCGAACGCGATGCACAAGCCCACGGAGTTCGACCCCACCCAGTACGTCGCGGTGGACTGGTTCGACAACCAAGGCGGAGGGTATCAGCAAGGCTTCGGAGCGGAGGAGCTCAACCACGTGCTAGAGTGCCGGAAGCTCCTCCGCGAGTCGCCCACTTCAGTCTACAACAAAGGAGACCGGGGCAGCCAGTGCGACCACTGTGGTGCGCACATCCGCTACGTCGGGGTGGTGAAGCACCTTCCGACCGGAACCTATATGGCGATGGGCGAGAACTGCCTGGAGCGGCTCAATATCGAGGATAAAGCAGCCTTCCGGCTCAAGTTTATCCGCGACCAGGCCCACAACGAAGCGGTCCACCAGAAGCGGCTCGCGGCTCAGACAGCCTTCTTCGGCTCGCATCCCGGTCTGGAAGAAGCGCTCAAGACCGATCACCATATCAGCAAAGACCTAGGCTCAAAGCTTTACCAGTGGGGCAGCCTCTCCGAGCGTCAGGTGGCTCTCGCCTTCAAGCTACAGAAGGATGTCGCGGAGCAGGCTACGCGGATGGCGGAGCGGGCGCAGCAGGACGCCCAGCTGGATGACGCTCCGGAAGGGAAGCTGCGGGTGGTCGGAACTATCCTGACCATCAAGACCGTAGAGAGCGCGTATGGCGTCACGACGAAGTGCCTCTTGCTGGTCGAATCGCCCGCGAAGTTCAAGCTGTGGGTGACCCTCCCCACCTCCCTCTCCGGTACGGAGCGCGGCCAGAAGGTCGCCATGAACGTGACGGTGGAACGGTCGAAGGATGACAGCAAGTTCGCTTACGGCTCTCGCCCGACGAAGGGTGAGGTGATCGCGTGAGCTGGGAAGAGTTCCGGAGGGTGGCGGTGTTCGCTGCCCTCCTATTTGCGGCAATGTGTTAGGAGATAGACGTGAACGCCAAAATCGAATGCCAAAGCGTGGAGGAGTTGGACCGCATCCTTGAGATTCTCCGCCCGAAGTTCCCGTGTGGTGGGTGTACCGCCTGCTGTACCGTCGTGGGAGTGGAGGAGCTTGGGAAGCCTTACAACTGTAAGTGCGAGCACGACAACGGGAGCGGCTGCGCCATCTACGGGAAGCACCCCGGGAGTTGTAAGGAGTTCGCGTGCTTCTGGGCCATGGGTATCTTCGGAGATATCCCGGAGCTACGCCCAGACCGCTTAGGAGTCTTGCTGGTACCCGCAGCCGTAGTGGAGACGGAAGGGATGTCACTGGACATCTACCCAACCCGGGAGATAACCCCGCAAGAGCTTGATACCGTTCGGAAGCTCGCCAACTTGGTACTCGCGGAGCTACCGGTATTTGAGTGTATCCGATTGTACCCGCTAGGAGCGAAGGTTGGCGTGGGCTACCCTCTGCGTGACCCGTACCCTAAAACCTCCGCCACGGGCGGGAACGAGTTTGCCACCATAGATTCTAACCACTTCGTCCGGTACTGGATTGGCGCGTCACCGCTCCCGCCCGCTCCGTACGACCCGCCATACCGCACCGGGCAGAACCTCGATGTTACCGGATAGGCCACTGGCATATTCTCTCCACGTGATGGTTGCCTTTCTTCCGTTTGACCGTATACTTTCTTGAATCCCCGCCCGATGTGGGCTAATAAAATTCTCTTACCTCTCTAAGGAGTTCTCAAATGTCCAAAGTTGTTTCCGCCGCTCCCGCCGTCAAGACGACTCCGCCCGTGGCGTCGAAAAAGACGGTTGCCGGCAATGCGAACGCAGCTGAAGGCGCGGCTCCCGTCGCCACCGCCACCCCGGTCGAAGCGCCCGCTGGCGCGGCTCCCGCCGTTGCCGCTCCCGCGACGAAGAAGGGTGGACCCGGTATCCTGCGCACCAGCTTCGATATCAACGCCGCTCTCATCCAGCAGCGGGACGCCAACGGCAACCTGGTCGTGGATGGCGAAGGCAAGCCGGTTCTCATCTCCGCCGTCAAGGATGGGAAGCTGGTCGGCACCCCGACCAATTACGACTTCAACAAGAACTCCGCCTTGAAGGAGGAGGATTTCATTGATGAAGCCACCTACCTGGAGTTCAAGGCGGCAGTGGCCGACGTGTGGGCCAAGCGGTACGTCGAATCCGCCCAGCACTACCGCGAGACCGCCAAGCGCATCCGGACCGTCGGCAAGCCGGAAGACCGCAAGCGGCTCCAGCGCCTGGAGAAGATGCGGAAGGATTACCAGCAGATGAATGAGGCGCTCTTCAAGGAGGGTCTCATCTCCAAGGAGGAGTACGAATCCGGGCTGGCCAAGATGGCGGCTGCTCCGACCGAAGCGGCTGCTGCCTAACCTCCGCTACCCTTCGCTCTCTCCCAACGCGACACCCCGCCACGGCTCCCGTGGCGGGGTGTTTCTACATATCGGACCAACGGCAGAGTTGGTCCGATAACTTCTGCTGGGATAATCGCTGATCTTAACAGTTGAGCGGGGTTGACGCGGCAGGCGAGTCGCGGTATATTCCGCTTACCTTCTAGTTTATTGACAGTAATTCTACGTGCGGAGACTCCGATGGGCCAAAAGCCTATGTCTCCGGCTGATAAGCGGGCTGCCCGCCAACGGCTGGAGGAGCGTAAACAGATCACGATGTCCTGTATCCGGTCGGAAGAGACGACGATACAGCTGACAGAGAAGCTGGTGAACGCGGCTGACGCGAAGCTGGCGCTGGCTCAGAGGGAGTATGAGGAGACGGTTGCCAAGCTACTGGCCGCTCCTCAGCGTCTAGCGGACCTCCGGAGGTCTATGGAGGAGATAGGACGGGAGGAGAAGCGGCTGGAGTACGCTTCAACCCTAGAGCGGATGAAGCAGCTGGAGGGAGAGATAACAGCCCTTCAAGCGGCTCCGAAGGATGGCCAGGCCTTCGTTGACGCTCGCGGAACCTTCCACTGCCCCAACGGCCATAAGCACTCACGCGGACCGCTGGATGGCGTGAATCTCTATCGTTGCTTTGGCTGTCCGACCGATAACAAGAGCGGGCCAAAGACCTACCGGGTATCTCCCGAACACGATCAGCGAGTAGCGAAGAGATGATTGACCAACACCCAAATATCCAAGTTGACCTCGCCACCTTCGTTCACGCGGATGCCTGCGACTTCCTGGTCCAACATACCGCCTACGGCGATACCCCTGCGATCATCTTCGCAGACCCTCCGTTCAACATCGGAGTAGAGTACGCCACCGCTGACGACGACAAGCCGGATGACCAGTACCTCAAATGGACTGAGACGTGGTTTGGGCTCGCGGCGGGCTGTCTCGCGGCTGACGGCTCCCTCTGGGTGAACATCCCGGACCGTTGGGCGGCGGAGTTTGTCTTGCTGGGCAAGCGGCTCGGGCTGAAGTTGGAGAACTGGGCTATTTGGCACCACCGCTTCGGCACTTGGCAACCCAAGCGGTTTATCGTCTCCAAGACGCACGCTCTGTGGTTCAGCAAGGGCAAACCCTTCGTTGACCCGACAGCGGCTCTAGTCCGGAGCGATCGCGCGGCGATCTATTCCGATGCCCGGACGGTTGACAACGCGGGCTGGCGTATGGAGCTTGACGTTTGGGGCTTCGATCCTTACTGGGGAAGAGTCCAAGGCAACAACCGGGAGCGCCGCCCGCTCCATCCTAACCAACTCCCGGAGCAGTACCTGAAGCGGATCATTTCCGTATGCTCCGAAGAAGGCCACACCGTCCTGGACCCGTTCTGCGGCTCGGGTACGACAGCGACCGTCGCCAATGCTCTCCGCCGCTACTGCGTTACCTCCGATGTGTCGGAGGTCTATTTGAAATCCGCCGCAGAGCGATGTGCTCTCGGGATGATCGCGAGATAGGAGATACAATGGGTACTCGGACATGTCCTAACCACTTGACCTACGTCCAACTCAAAGCGTTGGAGACGTGGATCACGAACAACTGGGAATCCTTCGTAAAGGAACACACCAGTCAGCCGGAAGCGGCGGAGCGAGCGACGAAGGCTTGCGGCTTTGAAGTCACCGGGGCCAACATCCAAGGGATGTGCAACAACCTTCAGAAGGCTTGGCCGAACGGTCGTGGGAGCGGACAGAAGGCGGAGTTGGTAAGAGAGTTGGCGAAGGAGATAGCCTTGCTTCAGAGCAGCGTGTCCCAGATTGCTCTCGCGGTGTCCGTGGTTTCCAAAGACCTGGGGATGACGCAGATTGAGCGCGACATGGTTGATCTCGCAGGGAAGTTGAAGCGTCACTCCGACGTGATTGCGGGACACCTGTAAGTTTCCACTACATAATCCAAGGAGATAGATAGATGCTTACGTACCAAGACCTCTGCCGCCCGACCGACTACAAGGGTCAGCCCGTTCGCTACGCCCAGAAGAAGGAGGATGGGCTACGCTTGCTGGTCTCCATCCTCCCGGGTATCCACGATGAGAAGATCATCAGCGCGGTCACCCGCGAAGGGAAGACAGACCACGCGGTGAACCTTCTGAAGGTCGATTCGATCTGGACCAAGCTCGCAACGCTTCCCGTCTATACGCAGTTGGACTGCGAGATTCACGTGCCCAACGTTCAGGCGACCAACGTCATCACCCACCTTCTCTCCGGCTCGAATTCGCTCAAGCTCTCTCCGTTCGCAATGCCCTTCTTCTATGGGCAAGACCTGCGCGGCTGGGAGCTTCCCGACGTCATTTCGAAGATGAGAGACTTGGGGCTGGACCCGGTACCGGTGACGCTCCTTACTGGGAAGCTTGAAGAAGCGCTCTGGCTCCAGCGGGCGAGGGATATGCGGGCGGAAGGCTTCGTGCTCAAGCAGCACCACTACTCCGGCTGGTTCAAGCTCAAGCCGGTTAAGACGGCTGACTGCGTTGTGATGGGTTATACCCTTTCCGACTCTACAACCTACTTCGGAGACCTAAAAGCGGTCCAAGTAGGCGTGATTGATACGACCAGCAAGAAGCTGGTAGAGGTCGCCAGCTTAGGGACTGGCTTCTCTGCGGAGCAGAGACGGGCTTACGGACAGAAGCCTGGCGACCTCTTGGGCAAAGTGTGTGAGGTTCAATACGATTCGCTTGCTGGGCAAGGCAAGCTCAAGTTCCCGCGTTTCGTCGGGTGGCGGGTGGATAAGCTCGCGGAAGAGTGTACCAGTAAGCAGCTGGTGTAATCCGCCTTGGGAGCGTAGCTCAATTGGCAGAGCGGTGAACCCCAGTCTCTGGATGAATACCGAAAGGTACCGGAGAGCGAGATGGCCCCACACTATCTCGCGGCGCTCATCGGTTGTTGGTTCGACTCCAACCGCTTCCATTAGACCCTCTTAGTTCTGAGCCGATTCTCTTGTGGACTCATAATCCCAACGCAGAATCCGATGCGACGGCGTGAGCCGTCCGAAGTCAAAGCCGTTGACGCGGTGGCGACTTGTCGAGCGTAGAACAACCCGGTCGTCAAACCGGGGTAACAGCAGTGAAAATCCGCTAGCTGGGTCTGTTATTACTTTGAGGAGACTCCCGTGACTGAGCCAATCTTCGTTCCAACCGCGTACGATCCCGATGCCCCGCCGCTCATTGATCCCTCTGATCCTAACTATACGATGGTCAACTTCGTATATGTCTGTACGTCGTGTCAGACCGCGTTTGTCAAGGGAACCTACCCGCGAGACATTGGCTACTCTTACTTCGCGCGGCTGGTTCGCGGAGAACGGTTCATTGAGCTCCCGGGCGGTGAGGGAGTCGCCCAGCAAGAGCCGCACGCCTGCCCTGACCAGATCGGACATAAGGGTCCGGACCTCCTTGGAATCGCGGTTCTGGCCCAACTGAAGTACGCTGATCAACCACTCGTCATACGGAAGGCACCCAATGGGAACACGTGAAGAGTTTGAGCACGGCTCGTCCGACGTTGAAGACTTCTTCTATTGGATCAACGAGCGTCACTCCATCTACCTGAAGCGGGCTGCTGGGCTCCCGAAGCCTTGGACCAACGACGAAGTTCTCCGGGACTACAAGTTCACCAATGCCTTCCGCGAGCTTGACCGTGGAACGGTCGCTCTCCGGGCGATGGAGAAGGATGTCGTGAAGCTGTGGCGGTTCGGCCATCAGCCGTTCGATGCCGCCGCGATCATATTCAATACCTTCTGGTACCGCTTCTTCAACCTGGACATCCACGCGTACAGGCTGGGGATGTGCGACTACGAAACGCTCCAGACGTATATCTTCAAGAAGGTAGATGCCGACCAACAGGTGTTTACGGGTGCTCATATCGTCCGGGGTATCGGCTCCTCTCTCTCCGGAGCGGTAGGGAGCTTCAAGCACTACGATACGCTCCACGACCGTATCAAACGCGGGATGGGCGTGCTGAAGGCTTTTGACTACCTCGCCTTGGCCCATGAGATATGGTATGACCGTTACGAACTCGCGGCCAAGTTCGCGGAGTGTAAAACTCTCCAGCAAGCCTTCGACATTATCCAAGGGTACTTCTTGCTGGGCGACTTCACCAGCTACGAACTCGTGTGCGACCTCCGCTGGACTCTTCTCTCGCACTGTACAGATATCCTGACCTGGGGCAACGTCGGCAACGGCGCAGTACGCGGGCTGAAGCGGCTCGGGCTGAAGCCAACTTCGGAGTCGATGGTCTATCTGTGGATGGAAGCTCCGGAGTATCTGAGCCCGGATGTCCGGTCTCATCACATCGCTAGCTACAGTGACGCCTTCGTTCCGACCAACCCAGTTCATATGAAAGACTACCTGCGGGACTGGGTTGGGCTCACTACGTTCCCGCCGTTTGAAATCCGCGAAATTGAACATTCTCTGTGCGAGTTCGACAAATACATTCGGGCCAAGTCGGGACAGGGCAGACCGCGTTCCAAGTATGACGGGAGATAGACTATGCCGGTGAGTCCCTACGCTCCTCCGCCCGGTTATATTGACGTGAAGACCTTCGCGAAGCTGGTGAACCGCGACAAGGATTTCATCCACAAACTTACGCGAATCAATATGATCCCAACACTGTCGCGTGGTCCGAAGCGGCGATATATCGCTCAGCATTACGTGGCGAAGTTCCCGCAGATTCTCGAAAGTTACAAGCTTTCTTCCAATGCTCGTTACACAGGAGGTACGCGGTGATATACGATCTGAGAGGAACAAACGGCTCTGGGAAGTCTACCATTGTTTTCGAGATGATGAAGGTGTTCGAATTCGCTGAGCATCCGTACCCGTTCGGGAGCACCGACAAGCCGGATTACTTCTTCAACGAGTGCCGGGCGCTGAACCTTATCGTCATCGGGAAGTACCGGACGCAGTGCGGCGGCTGCGATGGGATCACGTCGCAGGACCGTATTACCTCCGCGTGCCGGCACTGGGCTCTCGTGGAGGGTAGGAACGTCATCATTGAGGGCTCAATCGTCGCGAGCGTATTTGACCGCTGGAACAAGCTCGCGATCCAGGCCAACGACGATTACACGTTCTGCTTCCTGGACACGCCCGTTGAAGTCTGTATCGAGCGGGTGAAGAGTCGGAGAGCGGAAGCGAACAACACCGATGTCTTCGACCCGTATAAGACGCTGGTGCCCCGCTTCGGACAGATCAACCGTGTCTGGGCGAAGTGCCTGGACGCTAAACGCAAGTGCGCAGTTATCGAACACCAGCGAGCGTATGCCTCCTTCATGGAGTTGTACAATGCGACGCACCGTAGAGCCGTGGACTGACGACCCGATAGAAGGCGGCGATGGCGACCTTGAGGACAACGATGACTTTGAATTTTGAGCTCACTTCGAACGAACTGATGAACGACTTCTTGGACTACTCCAAGTACAGCATCTGGTCGAAAGACGTTGACCCGGTGTACGACGTTCTCAAGGCCATCCACCGCTTGCTGGGCTACGGAGAAGGAGACCGCGACAACCGGGTGAAGCATACGTTCTGGTATCTCTCCTGGTACAACCTGATGTCGGCGCAGGAGGCATGGAACTACGTGACGGAGACCGGTGACGAGCTTCCGGATTACAACCTGTGTAAGCTCCCGACCGGGATAGAGCGCCGCGGATTCCGAGACGGCTACCAGATGATGAAGCATATGGAGTCGCTCCAAAAGATCGCGGCTGACTGGAACAACGCTCATAACAGGGACGGCCAAGGCTGGTTTGACGACTGGATCGCGGCAGGCTTCACGAACAACGCCAAGGTCAACTGGGGTATCGCCTATGAACGGCTCCAGACGGTCTACGGGAACGGACGCTGGGCAGCATATAAGGGCTGCGAACTTCTCCAGAAGGTCTGCGGGCTAAACTTGGAACCTCCCGATATGGGACACAAGGGAAGCTCCGGACCGCGCAAGGGTCTGGCGATGCTCTTTCGGGATTGTCCCGCTCACGGCGATCAGAGCGCGCAAGCCATCGAGCTACTTGACCGGATGAGTGACGACTTGCTGGATCATATGCGCAAGTGGTATAGCGACAACCCCGTTGTCCAAGACCTAGGCGTGGTGGAAACTTGTCTCTGCGACTTCCACTCGATGGCTCACGGCGGGTATTACGTCGGGCACGACATCGACCTGATGCAGGAAGGTGTCAGCAAGTCAAAAGCTCCGCAGGAGGTGAAAGACCTTCTGTGGAACGCGCGAGCGGTAGCGCTGCCGCACCACTACCTTGGCGAGCTTGGCGGCTGGAACGGCGTGGACAAAGATCGCAAGCGAGCTTACCGTGATCAGAACGTGATCATGATTCGCGGAGAACTGGAATGAAGAAGCTCCTCCGAAAGCTCTTGGACTTCTTCCTGGGTCCGAAGTGCGAGTGTTGTGGTGCTCGCGATGAGACCGTGGCGTACGCTTCAACCCCGGGCGGGTGCGGCGAATTGTGCGATGACTGTGTAACTGAACTGATGGAGTGAATCGTGATCAACCATAACACCCCAATCGAAGCCTACGAAGTTCACGGCAGGGAAGTTCTCGTCAAGCGTGACGACCTGTGCGCAGACCCGCCCGCACCGTCATTGGCGAAGATTCGCGGAGCGTACGCCCATATCAAGGAGCTCAAGCAATCCGTCATCGGGAACCTCGATGCGTCCCACTCGCGGAACGGCTGGGTTGTCGCTGCGGTCTGTAAGATGCTCGGCAAGCACTGTGTGGGGTACTACCCGCAGAGCGTCAAGGATCGCGGCGTCAAGGATCAGCAAAAGAAGATTCTGGAACTGGGCGGCTCGATTGTTGCCCTGCCAGCCGGCCGCTCCGCGATCCTGTACGCCACGGCTCGGAAGCACCTGGCCGCGACGTTTGCCGACAGCTACCTGATGCCCAACGCTCTCAAGCTGAATGAGACCGTCTGGGAGGTAGCGAAGGAGGTAGTTGACTCGCGGGATAGCCTTCCGGAGTCGGGCAGCATCGTTATCCCTGCGGGAACCGGTACAATTGCGTCAGGAGTGGTGGAAGGCTTGATCCGTCTGGGCAGGGCGGAGTCTTACACCATCTGCGTTCACCTGGGCTATACGCGGGCACGGGAAGCGGTGGAGAGCTATATCCAGTCGAATCTCTGCCGCCCGATACCGGGCTTGCTGTACGTCGATGAGGGCTGGGATTACTCCGATGAGGCCAAGGAGACGGCGGTTGCGCCATTCCCTGCGTGTACTTACTATGAACTGAAGGCGTGGGACTGGATGACCCGCCCGGAAGTGCTACGGACGTTCAAGCCGGGACCGGTGGTGTTCTGGAATAGCGGCAATTAATACTCCGGACTGTGCGGAGCTCATCGGGGCTTTGGTGGACTACCGATCCACGACCTATATTGCTCACTCAGTGACCAGCCGGGAGAGTAGCGGCATTTGGAGACTCTATGAGACATTTCCTCCTTCGTATCGCGGTACGCTTCCGGCTCGTGCGGCTCTCCGACTGGTTGATCAACACGTGCGACCGGGAGGGTGGCGAGTGTTCCAAGTGCGGAGCGACTTGCTGCCCCTATGGCGACCCGCTTCACTTCCACCACGATGGTTGTCCCTCTTGCTGGCAGGATGAGCTATGAAAATCCGTGGATGGAAGTATCGCAAGTCTCACAGCGTAGTTCTCTCCGTGGACAACGGCTCGTTGATCGGGTTCTGTCTACAGCCTGAGCGGGACTTACATCTATTACACCCGGGTTGGACTCCGGAAAGAATGGACGTCCACGAGCACTTAGAAAAGATGACTGAGGAGGAGGTAAGCAAAGCGTTAGAAGTCTTACAACGGCTCAACCAAAAGATGGTTCGTGAGCTAATTTCTAGAGGAGACACTGATGGATAAATCCCTCTCAGCAGACGAGCTACTGGAGCTCACCGACCCGTACGCGTACCACATGCGTTCGGAGGCGCACGAGAACAAGATACCCGTCCAGATCGACCCGGAGACGGGCTGGCGGTATACGTTCCGCGATATCGGGATGACCCGGAACGCGGCGCAGGAGAACACCAAGGAGATGAAAGTCTACTTGGACCCGCTGCCCCACGTCGTGCTGGACCAGAACGTACCGCTGCGTGGCTGGTATAAGTCGAAGGTGGAAAAACCGGGAGTGCGGGAACGTCCGTGCTACACGGAAGCGATCCTGACGCAGCCTTATGGCGGCTTCTGTCATGTGGGCTGCGGCTTCTGCTACATCAACAACGGCGTGCGCGGTTATCGCGGGCAGGGTATCTCTACCGTTGACCCGTTCTACGGTCAGAAAGCGCGTCGCCAGATTGAGAAGATGCGGATGGGTGCGGCCGTCTATATGAGCTCCTTCATCGACCCGTTCATGGAGTTGGAAGAGCACTACCACAACACCCAGAACACCGCCCAGGCAGCCGTGGATCACGGGCTGCCCATCTTCTTCCTGACCCGCAAGATCGTACCGGGCTGGGCGTACGATCTGCTCAAGGCTTCTCCGTACTCTTACCAGCAATTCTCGATCAACACCTGTAACCCCGACGATTGGAAGCGGCTCTCTCCACGTGCCGCGACTCTCCCGGAGATGATTGAGCAGGTACGGGAGATGAAGCGTCACGGCATCTATGTCTCCATCCAGGTCAACCCGATTGTTGCCGGGATAGTCTCCAACGACGACATCGTGGAGTTGATCCATATGCTCGCCCAGGCGGGAGCGGATCACCTGATCTTTAAGTTTGTGGAGATTGTCTACCCGTCGGTTCCCGGGATGGTTGCCCAGATGAAAGCTCGCTTCGGAGACGAGCGTGGGAGCAAGTTCGAAGCTCTCTTCTGTGACAACATCGGCGGCGTCAAGACCATCGCGGAGAGCTACCGCAAGGATGCTCTGGACCGCTTCGTCAAGGAGACGAAGAAGGCGGGCGTGACGATGGGTGTCTGCTATGAGTACGAATATGAGCGGGACAGCCAAGGGAATATTCTCAACTCCACCGGCAAGACGATGGGTGCGAAGTATCTCACGGCTGATCAGTGCCATGGTCACCGTGTTCCGATGCATTTCCGGGAGTCGCTGGAGACGCAGTTCACACCGTTCGAAGAATGCCCGCCAAGTGGTTGTCTTACTTGCGGCGACCAACACGGCGGAGATAACAAGGTGCCTTGCGGGAATACTTCTCTTGGGCGAGCATCCGCTATGCTGCCTGGTGATTACAACGTCCAGTACCAGACCCTCACCATTGGTGGCCGCTCCGCCGCAGTCGGTTCCGTTCCCGCTCCTGAGTGAGATCATTATGACGATACGTCCGACACTCGCTGTGAAGATGAAACGCGGGAAAGGTCGCCAGACGCGATATTACGGCAGGGTATACCCGGTGGTCCTGTCGAGCACAACCTGCCCACCAGTCCCTAAACTCGTGCGCACGCTCTGCTCTTGCTGGACCAAGACTTTTCCTCCTATTCTCCCGGCTCCGAACGATGGCGTGAAGGCGCGGTGTCGCGGTCCGCCCGGTTCTCCTCCCTTGTCTTGAACTCGTTGGTTAGCGGCGGGCAGCTTGGCTGTAGGTTCAAACCACCCGCCGCGCTTAACAACTATGACAAATGAACTCTTTGAACAATACCTCGTCTCCAAGCGAGGGTATGCGTGGGCTATTGCCCGCAACTACTTCGCGGATGAGAGCACCCGCCAAGATGCCGTCCAAGAGGCGAGTCTTGCGGCGTGGCGGAGTCGCGAGCAGTTCAACGGGAGCGAAGCAGCGTTCAAAGCCTGGTTCGGGCGGATCACCGTCAATACGTGCCTGCTTATACTCCGCCCGCGCAAGAACGGAGAGCACCGGTGGAGTAGCTTCCCGACCACCATGGGTGGAGCGATCTATGAGCTCACCCAGCTGATCGAGGACACCACAGACACCCCACTACCCGGCAGGGCCCAGCAAGCTATCAGTTCCCTCCGCCCGGAGGACAGAGACCTCTTGCTGGACGTATACGGGCTGGAGATACCAAGAGACGTTCTGGCAGAGCGGATGAAGCTGAACCGCTTGGCTCTCCAGACAAGGATTATCAAAGCAGTTCAGCGTTTTAGGAGATTGTATGGCCAAGACCAAGGACAAGCGATTCCGGATGATCCCGGTAGGGATGATTGACCGCGACTTCATGGCCCTGACCCCGGGAGTCTTCACTCAGACCTTCAAGCCCGACGTTCAGGAGGGAGATATCGCGGTGTTCGTCTGCGGTGCGGACGAGACCGTGGTGGCCCTGGGCGTCGTCCGGGAGATTGAAGACGGCAACGGGAACAAGCGTGGCCTGACCGGCAAAGACGCGGAGCGGTTCAAGGTCCACTTTGACCCCGTGACCCGGATGGAGTTTGGACCGGTTCCGCACCCCGTACCCACGCCGGAGCGGGTACCGGAGCGGCGGGTACACCGGGTTGGCTCGCGGCGCAAATCCTAGCACTCTAGGCGTGGCCGGAGGAGCGAAGCTGGCCCGATATCCAGCCGCTCTCCCGCCCGTCGCAGGGAAGGGCAGCGAGGTGAACCGATGATATTGAAGATTCTCGATATATCGCCCGGCTCCGACGTTCGGAGAGCGATTGATGCGATATGGGACAACGACGTGGATGTGGTGTACGGGCGTCCGAACCTTTTCATGGTCAACGGGGAGTTATACCGTGACTGGGAAGAGGCAGTAGGAGGTCGGGTGTTGATCCCGAAGGGCCATAACCACGACGTGCTCTACAAACACGTGGTCGCTACCGTCGGCAAAGAAGGTAGCGAATACAAGACAGTGAAGGTCACGAAGCTATGAGCATCTATAAGACAATGTACATCGCCGCGAGCTTTCCCAAGAAGGCGGAGATGAGGGTACTGCGCAACCAGATCCATGCGCATACTCCCGTCCAGGTCAAAGCAAATTGGCTCGATGGAGCCCACGACGGCTACGGCAACAAGCCGGAGTATGCGGTGGACGATGCGAACCAAGTGCTAGCGGCGGATATCGTCCTGATCTGTACGGGTGATACGATGACGCGCGGAGGTCGTCATACGGAGTTGGGCATCGCGATTGCCTACAACATGATGATCCACGCGATGAACGCAGACCCGGAGGTTGGCGACAAGCTCCCGAAGAAGCTGATTATTCTGTACAACCCCGCTGCGGCTAGTCGGGATGGGTGTAACGAGCAGGTGTTCCACTCCCACCCGGAGGTCGGTCTGCGGGTCAACAGCAAAGACGCGTTGATGTCGTTTCTCTCCTCGTGCTAACGGAGTAGGCGTGATCATCTACGATTACCCGGAAGCGTATGAAGTCGAAGCAGTCTTAGTCACTCCAACGGGCGGGGAGCTTCGGTATGCTGTCTCTCCGTATGGAGAGCGGTTAGTGGTTCTCTGGTGCGAGGTATTTACCTATGAAGTCAGTCAGTATTATTACGGGCAACGAATCGAAGCTGCTTGGGAATGCTCCACTGCTTACGATACGGGACTTCCCGGGCTATGTTATCGTGTCGTACGGCGACCTAGGCAACCTGGGGTGTAACTGCGTATGGCGTACGCGGATGGACTTACCTCCGGAAGAGATTGAGGCACGGGCTAGTGCGGATCACGAGAACCGCGTTGAAGCTTCCGCATCTGACTTCCGTAGCTGCCCACGCTGCTTCGGACGCGGTACCCTAACTGGCTCGCTCCGCAAGTGTACCCTCTGCGATGGCCGTGGACGCGTATGACACTCCACGTCTACCGTATTGGCTCGGGCGAGGTACTCACCAGCGACGGTTGGCTGGTGGTCCTAACAGGCCGAGTCTTGCTGGCCAAGCGACCGCACGGAGCGAGTGACTGCGCGCGGTTCTTGGCTGGGCAACAGATCGAAGCTGAGAGAGGGAAGCCCGCATGGGTGTTAGTCTGTCGGTTCAAACGAAGGTACTGGAAGCGGCCCAAGAGCTAGATGAGCTCGTGCGACGGCTCGGGACTGCCTCCAATGCCCAGCAAGACGTATTGGCTTGCGATAGTGACTATCAACTGGGCCTGCTCCACGCTCTGCTACGGGAGCAGATGAACAGAGTTGTGAGCCGTCTCCCTGTGTACTCCGTGATTATGAACCGTCGGGAGATTCGCCTGTCTCGCGGGATAGACGCGGGCCATGCGGTTGAAATGTTCCTGAAGATCGCGACGTATAAGAACCTGGGTGCGAGACACGTGATGTGCTGTGAGCACTGGAGAATACAATGAGCCGAAGAGAATCTTACCATGCGGCAGTTTGTGCTTGGCTGTATCAGTACGCGGGCCACCCGCACGCCAAGCCCGTGCCGACCATGTTTGGGTTAGATACCCGGGAAGCGGAGAACATTGAACTCTACGGTGCTGTCATAAAATCGCTCCCCGACCGTTTACGTCCGACACCGAACGTGTTACGATTCTGGGAGAGCTACCGGGTTGCACAGTGCAAGATAATCCCGACGGCTCCGCTCTCGGATCTGTACCGCACGGCGTTGCTGGGAGCGAACCTGACGTGCCCCTGCCCCATTACGCTCCGAACAGTAAACAACGAAGATATTATGGCCCTGTCGAAGCGGACCGGGCTCAGTCTCCACGATCTGCTGGCGGCTCGCTCTGAGTGCCAGGTCTGTATGAGGGTACACAAATGTCGCTGAACGATATCCCGGACATAACGTACCCGGACGCGATTGACGCATTGGGCCTGAAAGGAAAGGCACTCACCCCGGAGTCGGTCAAGACCGCATACCGGATCAGGGCGCAGGAGACGCACCCCGACAAACCCGGAGGGTCTGCGGAGAAGTTCCAGCGCGTCAAGGATGCGTATGAGCTCCTGAAAGACGTCAGCCCCACGGGGAGGTTCGGCGACAAGTATTCCGCAGATGTGGACTGGTCGAATATGTTCGCAGGCTTTGAGGGACTGTTTGGCGGGCGCAAGCCATCGGCATCGTCGCTAACGGAAGTCCAGAAGGCGGAGAACCGTGGCGTGGATATCGCGTTGGAGTACCTGAGGCGGGTTGCGTCGCCCAGCAATACGGAGCTCATCCGGCTCGTGTCGGAGTATGGGAACGGGAAGGGGTTGAAGACCTCCCAGCTGCTGGAAGCACTGATTATTGAGATCACTAACCGGAAACACAAATGAAGAAGCCAGAAGGTATCTTCCAAGAACACTGTATCAACGCGTTCGAACGGTTAGGCGCGAAGGTGTTCAACGTCCACGGCCACTCAATGCAGGCGAGCGGCTGGCCTGATCTACAAGTGTACCACCCGCGATGGACGGGTCACTTGGAGCTCAAGGTCGATAAGAACACGTGTAGTACGCTCCAGAAGCTAACGCTGCGAGACCTGCGCCATGTCGGCACCAAGGCTTTCGTACTGAGGCTGGAGCCGGATAAGTCCGTACGGGCGGAGCTTGAGGACTGTACGCTGTTAGCGACCCTGCCCGCGAGCGTATGGTTGAAAGACGGGATGGAGCGGACGCTGGCGTTGTTTGATCTGATCGAAGTTGCGAGCGGCGAACTGAGAGACCTGGCGGTGACAAAATGATTGACTTGAAGCTAGCTCGGGTAGGCTTCCACGTGTTCTACCAGACGCGTCATGTAAGCTCTCCGGAGTACGGCGTGATCACGCGGATAGTTGAAGATAAGGCTTGCGCCTTCGTAGACTACCACGACGGCGGACCGCCCAAGCTCACGTATGTGAAAGACCTTCACTGGCCTCCCTACTATTGTGCGATGAATGGCGGCGTTCCGGCAGGCCAGCCGTACTCCTCTGCGGAGGAGCTTATCGTGGCGGGGTTGAAAGGTACGGGTGTGAGATGAATATGCTATTCGTAGTCACTGGGCTCTCCCGCTCTGGCTCGTCCCTGATGATGCGCTTGCTGGAGGCGGGCGGTATACCCGTGGTGCGGGATGACCCCGACCTAGTGGATGAGGCGAATCCCCACGGCTACTATGAGTACAAGCCGATCAATGTTCCCAGTAAGACCGCTAACGTGGCGAGGGAGATACTGCGTGCGCATCGGTTTGCGGCGGTGAAGCTGCTCGCGCCGCGGGTGAATATACTCCCTCCGGGGCTGGGTGAGTACCGGTTCATCTGGATGCGGCGCAACCCGCATGCGATTATGCTGTCCAAGGAGAAGGCTGTAAAGCTCTGGGCGGAGAAGCGGTACGTTGAGACGGGTGTATGGGACCATATGCCTGTGAACCGGTCGTACCAAGAGCTAAGTGAGCTGGGGTATAGCTCGCTGGCCCAGGTCATGGACATCCATACCCGCTCCCGGTTCAGCAAGATTGCCCTGGTCAACTATGAAGACTTGGTATCGACTCCTCACCGTGTGCTGGCGGACCTGACGGGTACCCTGAGCCTGAACTGGACGCTGGACAGGATCAACTATCTTGCGAAGCTGGTGGACCCAAGCTTGAATAGGAATGGGTGATGAACGTACTCACAGTCACGATGATCGGGACGCTGGGCCAGACCAAGATATGGCGACGGACGGACTCTATGGGAGAACGGATGCTGTGTGTCCAGTTCCTTCCGTTGGGAGCTATGGAGTGGTCCAAGGCTCAAGAGGCGAACTGCCGTGAGCTCTCCGGGCGGATAGGGGAGGTCATGGGAAAGATTCTGACCCGCTTGGAGGGGGAGAATGTGGGTAGGGCGGTGCCCATCCCGACCCAGCAAGCCTTGCTTAGATTCTTGGCGACGTTGGTTGAAGGCGGGTTATAACTGGGTGGTTAGGTAGGCGATCCCGGAGCTATCACTTGTCGAAAAGGTGCTCTCTCTTTCTTAAAATCTCTCCCTCGCGTACGTATAGAAACTCTCTCTTTAGCTGATCTTATTTAGATAGATAGATAGATAGATATAGAGAGAATGAGTAGGTTAGTGAGAATATTATAGAGCACCTTTTCGTCATGTGATAGCTCCGGGAATGCTTAGTTAAATAGTGGTTATATAGGAGACTCAAATGCGACGCACCAAGGTCGGTCAGAAGTTCGCGGACGCCAAGGCTGTGCTGGAAGGAGTCCAGGATGCTGAGGCCAAAGCCAAGCGGGAGCGGGAACGGAAGGCAGATTGGGATGACGCCGATGACATGGCGTTGTACAAGAACAGCGTGGCGGCAGAAGCTCGGGACCGCTTGCTGAACAAGCTCGTTGGGCGGCTGCGGGTATGCCCCGTATGTAAGGAGGTCCGACCGGAGCGGCGGTCATGGCTCGTGAACCGATTGGCGACCAAGGCGATCTGCCGGGCGTGCTTTGACTCTATTAAGCGTGCGCCAGCCAGACAGGAAGCCTTGCTGGAGAAGCTGAGGGCTATTGCTGGTGCTTCACCGGTGGTGAGCCCGCCTATGTTTGAGCTGGTGAGCCGGTTCGTTGTGAAGGGGAGCGTGGTGAGCGATGTAAGAAGGCGGCTTGGCCTCAACCAGAGCCAGCTGGCGAGGATGATGGGGTGGTCGAATGTCTACCAGAAGTACATCGAAGAAGGGAGGGTGAAGACTGTCTCCAGGGAGGTCGCTACCAAGATGGGGATAGTTTTCTTTGAGCTTGGCGTGTTGTTCGAACGGTCGAATGGTGGTGATGGAGGGTTGATCGCTTCGATTCTCGCGGAACGGATTGAGATGCGTCAATCTGAGGTCAAAGAATAACTGGGAAACGATGGGTAGAAAATTCCGCTTGACTTGACGGTTGAGTAGAGCTAAGCTTTCCTGGCGAAGCTGCTACCACGACACTAAGCTCCCGCTGCTGAGACTGAGGCAGTTGGGAGCTTTTGTTATGTATGGACTGAACTATAGTTTGAGCTGTACCTGAGGTCACCAGATGTGCCTGACAAACATGACCCACTGACCGGAAAGTTCACGACGGCTGTTGACCCCACGGATGGTCAGGCAGGGTCCACTCCATTCCTCGCATCAGCCTTACAAGAGGCGGAGAAGGTGATGGAGGAAACGCAGGAGCTAATTGCCCCAACTCCGCTGTCACCAGTAATCAATACCGCCACTGGGACCATCACCGAGCGAGGCAACAACGGTCGGTTCCTTCCCGGCTCCAAGCCATTACCCACAGCAATCCTAGCGTCCAAGAAGGCAGCCAAACACCGAGCAGTCTTGCTGGCCTCCGTCACGGCGGAGGATGTCCAAGAGGTAACACTGGCGCTGATCCAGAAGGCTAAGTCAGGCCACCTACCCGCCATTGTGGAGTTCTTCAACCGGACCGTCGGGAAGCCTTTGGAGGCAGACGTACTGGAACGGCTCTCCCTCCTGGAAGCTACGGTGAGGGCGGCTGCCAATGGACAAGAAGCAGGAGCGGGAGAGCAAACAACGGGAACTGGAGTGGAAGCGCTACCGTCAGGCGAAGGTCAAGTGGCGGCAAACGGTGAAACACGCGCGTAAGTATCGAAAGACCCGACGTTCTGTGAGGTTCTGATGACCAAGCTACTCAACAACATAGCGGCTTTCTTCATGGCCATCGCTCAGGCGTTCTATAAGGCGGCTCCAAACAAGGGCGAGACCTATGGCACTGCGACGTTCAGCGACCTCCTATATATTGGGTTGGTCCTGTTCGCGGCTCTCTACGTCGTTGGCGTCACGGCTCTGGCCATCATCAAGTAACGACCCTTGGCGGTGAAGCGGTTCGACTCCTGCCCCGACTTCTTGTGAGTTGGGTCCATGTAGGTATGGTAACGGGTTCAACTCCCGTAATCGTTACTTGGCTGGTGGCTTGAGATGGGGTACCTGGAGCGTATAGCCCAACTGGAGAAGCTGAACGCCCAAGCGCGTATCCTTGGACCCAATCCAACGACGGACCTGAGAGCTACGGCTGACCGCTTCCTGCGTCAGTTCCGAGCCATTGTCGGACTCGATAGCCTTGCTGGTCCATACGACCTTCTGTCGAAGCGTTGTAAGGCAATGACGCTCCATCCCAAGCAGCGTCTGCTGTGGGAGTGCTTGGCCCGCTTCGTCTGCGTGCCGGCTGGCCGCCGCTCGGGCAAGACAGAGCGAGCGAAGCGGAGGTTGATCCAGTGCGCTGTGGAGGAGCGGGAGTACGATGACGCGTGGTTCATCGCGTCTGCCCCTACGCTCCAGCAAGCCAAGCGTATCTTCTGGGCGGACTTACTGCGACTCGCTCCTCCGAAGCTCGTGACCAACATCTCCAAGTCTGGCGAGCCATCCATAACGTTCTACAACGGAGCGGAAGTAACTGTTATGGGCATGGAAGTACCGGAGCGTGCCGAAGGTCGGCCACTCAACGGTATCGTGCTCGATGAATACGGGAATATGAAGGAGCACGTCTGGACCAACCACGTGCGTCCCGCGTTGACAGACCGCCAGGGCTGGGCGATGTTCACGGGAGTTCCCGAAGGTCGCAACCATTACTATGAGCTGTGTCAGGACGCGAAGCTAGACACGACGGGCCAATGGGCCCTGTTCACTTGGACCACTGAGGAGGTTCTACCGCTCTATCTGGGAGCCGAAGAAGCGGCGGTTGAGTTAGCGTCCGCCCGCGCGTCGATGGATGACCTGACGTACGCCCAAGAGTACCTGGCCAGCTTCGTTACGTTCGAAGGGCTGGCGTACTATACCTTTGGTGACCATAACGTCCGGGACTCGCTCCCCTATAGGCCTGAGTCCGACTTGATTGTATGCTTCGACTTCAACGTGGCTCCTGGCGTGGCTGTCTTCTGTCAAGACGGCGGGAACGGTCAGACCTACGCCATTGGCGAGGTCCACATACCGCGGAACTCTAACACGCCGCGTGTGTGCCGAAAGATCGAGGAAATGTGGGGCAAACGACACAAAGGTCGTGTGTTGTGCTATGGGGACGCAACGGGCGGGAGCGGCGGCACCGCGAAGGTAGATGGCTCCGACTGGAGCTTGATCAAGCAGTACCTGAGGCCTGTGTTTGGCGACAAGCTCCGGTTCCGAGTGGACCAGAGCAACCCGCTGGAGCGAGTGCGTGTCAACGCGGTCAACAGCCGGTGTAAGTCCGCTGATGGCCAAGTACGCTTGCTGGTCTCCAAGTCGGGATGTCCCAACCTGATCAAAGACTTTGAAGGCGTGCGGGTCATCGAAGGGTCCGCTGGCGACATCGACAAAGACGCAGACCCAAAGCTGACCCACTTAACGGACGCCATCGGGTATTACATAGAGAAATGTTTCCCAGTCCAGACCGGGTATATGACGCAACGACAGGAGCAGGTGATCTAATGGCCAAGCATCGCGTTAAGCTACACGATGGGGTTACAACCCTCTCCGACCGCGATATCACCTACATGGTGGACAAGGCGCTGAACGCGATTGGCCACGGCTTCTACGTCGTGATCTACAAGCAGGCTCAACGGCGCGGGCGACATTCATGGTGGATCCTCAATGGCTCGAATAGCAAGACCCTTTCCACCAGCGAGACCTACAGCAGCTACCGCAAATGCCTCAAGACTGCGGCTAAAGTCGCTGTGGCTCTCAATTGTAACCTCTACGTTCACGACCTCCGGGCAGAAGCTTGGGAGCGAGCCGGCAAGCGACGTTGGCGGGCCGGGAAGGGAACGCTGCTCATCAAACATGGTGTCGCAGTTAAGTGAGGCCCAGGCCCACCAACGCTGCGTGACGCCGCTCGGAAGGCCAAGGGTACGCTGATGGCGCCGTCGTCTTTGCCTGCCGACAGGCTGCCTTGACCGTATCCGGAAGTGGTGAATGTGGAACTTCCCTCCGGGGTAGATTCGCCAGACCACGAAGTTTGGGTCACCACTTCCTGGCCCTATCAAGGGAGCAGGCAATGCGATCACCTTGGCTTGTTCTCATAGAGGAGCCATCAGGGCTGACGCGATCCCTCATCGAGCTAGCCTTGCTGGTCCACCCACGGCACCCCTTATTCTCTTGGAGACATACAATGGGCGATAACGTCCAAGACCTCGTGCGCGACGTAATGAACAGCAAGTCTGCTCTGGAAGCGGAGCGGACCTCCATAGCGAAGGCGGAGGCGGATAAGGTCAACACCATCAGCCAGCTCAACGCCCAGTTGGAAGCTCGCATCAAGGCGCTGACCGAAGCGAACGCCAAGCAGATGGATGCTCTGATCAAGTCGCTCAAGGAGCGGGAAGCGGCTCTGGAGACCCAAGCCAAGCTCCACGCGGAGCGGGTTGCGCAGCTGATGGCGGCTCTGAGCTAAGCTAAGCTGGAACTGACGGCGGGAACTGACCAAGAGGTAGCGATGGACGCGAAAGCAGGCAACCAGGATGTGGTCGAATGGACTCGCATCACGCTGTACCTCACCTCTGGTCAGACCATCGAGCCGTTTTATGTTGAGGACGGAGCCCAGCTGAAGAAGGCTCAGGACGTTCTGGACGACGCAGTTCCCGGTTGTATCTTCGGGTACCGCGCCCGCCCGCTCATCCAGACGGTCCGTATAGTCGTCAACCCACTCCACCTGACTTGTATTGATGCGGAGCGTTGCCCGCACCTGAAATACTATCCGAGTGAGCCCCAACCATAACGGAGACACGATGCACTACCGTAACGGACGCGAAGCGAAGAATGGCGACAAGATTGTCCAGCTGGCGATGAATGGCTCAGTGGTCCAAGCGGTTGGTACGCTCATCAACGCCACGCCCGGGAACGATCACTGTAATGGTGAGATCATCATCACCGGCAATAGCAACTACGGTCCGGCCATTATCGTCGGCGCATGCCTGTGCGACTGCCTTCACGTCGATGACCTGGCCGTGATCCTCACGGCGAATGGATTGGGCAAACGTCCGTCCGGGAAGTAAGCCATGACACCACAGCAGCGAATGAACGGGGAGATACTCGGGCGGCTCTTTGGTCTCACGCCGTCGGAGGAGACGAAGCAGCTGTGGTTGGACTGGAAAGACGGGAGACCCTGGAACGTTACTGCGTGGTGTGCCGGTATCGACCTCACGGGCATCTCATGCGTCGGTCAGAACATGGCCCTGATCGCTCCGCGTACGGTCGTGTGGGCCAACCATACCCAGAACCAAGGTGCTCCCGTCTACTTCGCGGGCAAAGACGGCGTGCGACACGAGCGGAGGTTGGTCAAGAACGCGTACATGGGCGTCGATACGTGCGTATCCTTGCTGGACTCTCCGCTGCCCAAGACCGTCACGCCGTTCCGTCTGCCACCTATGAACTTGGGTTGGGAGCGGTGTTTGCTCTTGGCGACCAATCGCTATAAGTGGGCAGGCTTGGAATGGGGCGGTGCTTGGCAGCCTTCCGCCCTACAGCTAGCGGGGTTGGGTGTCGAGTTCCCGCCCGATTGGAACCTGTTCCATTGGCGGACGTTCCCTGAGGGTGGCGACTCCGGAGCGACGATTGGCCCCATCATCGATGGCGAGTTCTTGCTGGGGACGTTCTACTCCACGACAACTGCCGGACCGAACATGGGACGGCTCGCGAGTCGGGTGAACACCGCGATCATCAACGACCTTGGCGGCGATCCTAAGACAGACACTGCGGAGGTCTGGCAGCCCTATAGCGTGACTGACGTGAACCGCGACGGGATGACGGACTCTGTAGACATCAATGTTCTCGCGGCGAATTGGCAGAAGCAAACGAGACGCTGAGATGTACGACTATAACAACTCAGATGACGACCGTACGGTTGGTTGCTTTGCGTTCGCTCTCTTTGCGACTGCGGTGTTCAGCGTCATTGGCGTTCTCCTGTACATCATCTACGGGCTGACCGTTCTGGTGAACAACTTCAAGGTGGTGGATCCATGAATCGTATCGCACTTGCTATCGCACTGGCGACCGTTACGGCGGGCTGCGGCGGGTCATCCACCAAGGTCCGTGAGCTCGCTCCGGAAGTCCGGGCACAGACCCAGCTGACCCGCGAGATGGTCAGCCTCATTCGCCAGCAACAGGGTACCATCGAGCGGCTCATGGAGTCTGCGCCGCGAGCCGATACCCGGGTCAGCGAAGCTATTGTGATCAACTCCGCCATGGAGAAGAAGATCATCCAGGCCCAACAGCATGAGCTCCCTGAGATGAACATCTCTCCTCCGCTCGCCACCGCGCTCCGGTCCGATCTAGCCGATCAGCGGGTGATCCTCGATAACGCGAAAGAAGCCACCTCCGCGACTGCCTCCGCCGCAACCCAGGCCGCTAGCCAAAACGCCGCAGCGGACGCGGTAGGGCAGCAAGCCGTGACAAAGGGTGAGCAGAACGAAGCAGCGGCGGAGAAGTCCGACAAAGCGGTACAAAAACTCCAGACGGAAAACGCGTCTCTGAAGGCGGAGGTCAAGAACGCCCAGAACAGCGACCTGTGGACGTGGTTCCTGATCTCTGGCGGCGCGATTACGTTCGGGCTGTTCCTGGCCTTTGCGACGCCCATCAAGAAGTTCGGCTGGTATCTCGCCTTGCTGGGAGCGGTTGGCTGCTGCGTGACCTACTTCTTCATCACGGTGCTACAGTACCTCAAGTGGTTGATCATCGCTTCGATCTTTGGCGTGGGCATCTACGGATTCCTGCGGCTGACCGGGGCGCTGAAGGCGACTGGCCAAGGCATTGAGGAGTTGAAGCATGACCCCGAAGCTCCGGATTCGCTGCTCCAGAAATATTTTGGCTCACACGGAACGGTCGGACGGTTCCACTGGCTCACGTCTGAAACGGAAGGTGTTATCAATTGGCTCCGTCGTAAGCTTGGCTCTGAGCCTGTTCGTACTGACAGCGTGTAGCGAGCTTGGGCTGGGCGGAAGTCCGATCATCTTCTTAGGGCGGGTAGCGGAAGGCAGCTTGTTTCCGGCTCCTCCCCGTCCCACCCAGGGCGATCCAGATGATGAAATGTCGCGGCTCTCCGACATCGAAGAGTTCTACCAAATCCGCAGGCGGTACGAAGGCCAAGAGAGGTAAGCGTGGCCGTCCACCTGCGTGCTCAGAAGAGTACCTTGAAGCGTTGTTAAGCTTTCGCGAGTTCTGTCAATCCAAGGGGTGGAAGTGGAAGGGGAGTCTGATACAAGCTATCAAAGCCTTTATGAAGGCACATCAACGTTCAACACCCTCTGTGAAGGAACCAGACGATGTCTAGCTCTTTGGGACAGCTCAACCTCGATGCGAGCGGGGTAACTGCCTTGGTCGGCGCTACAATGACAGCGACCGTCACTGCAATGGTCCTGTTCTTGAAGTTCCTGTGGCCCAAGCTTAGTGGAAAGCTCAAGGCCAATGGCGAATCGAGCGAGTCAAACATCATCCCCGGAGACCAGATCATAGAAGCCTTCAAGGAGTTCCGGACGAAGCACCACCAGCTTCGGAACCGGGTTCAACGGCTCAACATGCGTATGGAATTAGCCGCCCAAGAACAACTCCACCAGAAAGCTCGCCAGGATGAGCAGGACCGGACGCTCAAAGAGCTATCCGAGACAATGACAGACGTACGGGACCGCGTGATCAAACTTTGTGCCGCCAACGGCGTGAAAGACTAGTTATGCCTCACCCGCAACAACAGATGACTCTCTTCCATGGCGACCAGAACGAGTCGGATGTGAGCACTCCATCCCACGCCTACACGTGTATGGCGGAGGAGTGGTGCCTCATCGATGACCTCTGCGGCGGGACAAAGGCTATGCGCGAAGCTCGCGAGACCTGGTTGCCGAAGGAGGAGAAGGAAACAGAGGTAGGGTACCGGGCGCGTCTCCAGCGGTCATTCCTCTTCCCTGCGCTCAGCGATACAATTGACAAGCTTGCTGGGAAGCCGTTCAGCCAGCCCGTTCAGTTGGAAGGCAATGAGAAGCTCCCGGAAGCTCTCCAAGGCATCAAGGATGACGTGGACCGGGCGGGAACTAGCCTGACTCTCTTCGCGCGGGAACTGTTCAAGGCGGGTATCCAGTATGGGCTAACCCACGTCCTGATTGACTTCCCGAACATACCCAACGCGGAGAAGGCGACACTTGCGCAGGAGCGGGAGCTAGGGGCACGCCCGTACTTCACCCACGTCAAGCCTACTAACGTGATTGGCTGGAGAACCGAACGGTTGCCCAATGGGAAGATCAAGCTGGTCCAGGTGCGCATCTATGAGACGCAAACGGAACCGGACGGGGAGTGGGGCGAGGTAGTCAACGAGTACATTCGCGTCTATGGCGTGGATATGTGGGAGCTTTGGAAGAAGGGACCGAAGCAGGAGAAGTTTGTAAAGGTTGACGAGGGTATTCACACGTTTGGTGAGGTACCGCTCAAGACGTATTACGTCAATAAGACCGGGTTCATGACCGCCAAACCTCCGCTGTGGGACCTCGCTGAGCTGAACCTCTGCCACTGGCAGTCAAGCAGCGACCAGCGGAACATCCTCCGCTTCGCGCGTATCGGCATCCTGTTCGCCAAAGGCTTCTCCGACGAAGACTTGGACAAGGGTCTGTACATCGGACCTAACCAGCTGGTCTGCTCCAGCGAGCCCAACGCGGACCTCCGCTATGTTGAGCACTCCGGCGGCGCGATCGGAGCGGGCAACGATGACCTGACCAAGCTCGAATCACAGATGGAGATTCTCGGGTTACAGCCGATGATCGAGCGGTCGGCAGCGTCCACGGCTACCGGGAAGATGATTGACGAAGGTCGCACCACAACGGATATCAAGACGTGGATCAGGGACTTGGAAGACATCCTCATCGACTGCTACCAAACCGCCGCGAAGTGGCTTGGTCAGGAGCTTGAGGAGGAGACGCTCAAGGTCAATCTGACCGATACCTTTGACCTGATGATGCGCGGCGACGAAGACATGGACCGCTTGCTGGCGATGTCCAATGCTAATAAGCTCTCCGACAAGACCCTCCTTATGGAAGCGAAGCGGCGTGGGCTTCTCCAGGATCAGCTTGACGTTGAGGAGGAGCTTGCCGCGATTGAAGCGCAGGGCCCAAGCCTAGCCGATATGACGGGATTCGCGAAGCTCGGTGGGACTCCGGGCCAGCCCGGGAAAACGGATGAAAACCCGGGTGGTACGGATGACAAGAAGCAGATGGGGAAAGACGGCGGTAAACCGCCCTTCCCACCTAAAGGATAAGCGATGCCAGTTGACCCCCGCCTGTCCGTCGTCACGAAGGGAACGGTGAACAACCGGCTCGCGGCTCGCGCGATTCGCCACGCTACCGCTCTTGAAGGGTACAAAAACGCCGAAGTCCGGAAGATCATCAGCCTATTGAATGATGGGGTAATCCCCGACCTTTTGAGTGAGTATCAGAAAAGATTATTAAAGATAACTCAGCGGGGATTCGATACTTCTGCTAGCACTACAAAACGTCTCCGCGATATGATCAAGGCTACGGACGGAATGACCCGTGGCCTCATCTCACAGGTCGGAGATGAGCTTGCTGGGGACTTGTCGAAGCTCGCTCTTGCCGAGTCTGATTGGCAACTCGCGGCTCTCACGGATGTTGTTCCAGTCAAGATCGACTTCCTGACTCCAAGCCCAGACCTTCTCCGGTCCATCGTGGAAGAGCGACCGTTTGACGGCCACTTGATGAAAGATTGGTTTGATAAGCTTGCGACAGATACTCAACACAAAGTGGTCCAGCAAGTTCAGATCGGGCTTGTACGCGGTGATACGGTTCCTCAGTTGGTTAATCGTATCGCTGGGACTAAAGAAGAAGCAGGGGTGATGGACATAACCCGCAGGAACGCGGAGGCAATTGTCCGGACGGCGGCAACCCATACGACCGTTCAAGCTCGTGAGATCACGTACGAAGAGAACGATGATTCCATCAAGGGTATCCAGATCGTTGCGACGCTGGACGCACGCACCACTGAAATCTGTATGGGCCAGGACGGGAAGATATATCCTGTTGGAGAAGGTCCCAGACCTCCCTTCCACTACAACTGCCGGTCCACGACTGTACCGGTTTTGAAGTCGTGGAAGGAGCTTGGTATCAACCTCAAAGAAGCTCCGGACGGAACGCGGGCGTCAATGGATGGGCAAGTACCGGAGAAGGTCACGTATGGCGACTGGCTCAAGGATCAGTCGGAAGCAATCCAGAACGAAGCGTTGGGACCGGCTCGTGCCGAGTTGTTCCGCAACGGTGAAGTAACAATTGACCAGTTTGTCAACGACAAGGGAAAGCTCCTGACGTTGGACGAGCTACGAAAGAAATGAGGCCAGTATGAATCCCGCGAATACAACTTCCATCTTCGGAGCTATGAGCGCGGCCACCAACAAAGTCCTGGTGGGCTCGCCAAGCGCCGTCAACGTGGGTGACTACTGCATGGCGGACCAGGAGTGTCTCCTGATCACCGCCAAGTCCGGTCGTGAGCTTACGTTCAGTCGTGCGCAGCTGGGAACCTCCGCTGCCGCTCACGAGGATGGGACCACCCTCCGGGCGTTGACCGTGGAGGACATTCTCCCTGCGGTGGTGTCCGCTTCGGAAGGGAGTAGCGGGCGGATTAGCTCCGTTGGAACCCAGACCATCTCGGCTGCCGGCTCCTCCGTGATTGACTCCTCTTTGTATGACACCTTCGATATCACCGCCAATGGCGACTTCACGCTGGACGCACCGACCAATGGTGAAGACGGCTACAAGGTTCTGGTCCGCGTTCTCAACAATACGGGAAGCGCCGTCACGATCACGGCGGGAGCAGACCTGTCGTTTGGCGATGATCCCACGGCTCTCGCGGATGTTGCGGCGGGAGCGACGGACCTGATTGGCCTGGTGTATCGCGAGTCGGATGAAACCTGGCTCGTGGTTGGACAAGTGACCGGATTCTAAAGCTACTCGTTGTTCGGGTAGCAGGCAACCTATTTGGAAGGATACTCGTTATGGCTCTCAAGGCAATCATCGACTCCATCGATGGTCTCTCGGAAGATGTCAAGAAGGAATACAAGCCTGGAGAAGGCAAGCTCCAAGGCAAATTCGTTCTGGACGTGGCGGAGGTCGATGGCTTCGCACTCGACAACGTAGGCACCCTCAAGACCACGCTCCAGAAGGAGCGGGAGACGGTGGCCACGCTGAAGAAGTCCGTGAAAGCCTTTGATGGCCTTGACGCAGCCCAAGCTCGGGAGGCGCTGGAGAAGCTGGAGGAGATCAAGAACTTCAACCCGGATCAGAAGATCACGGAAGGCATCCGCCAGCGGGAAGAGCAGCTGTCGAAGAAGTGGAAGAAGGAGGTGGATGACCGCGAAGAAGCGATCAAGGCCACCACCAAGCAGCTGGAAGAAGTCCTGATTGACAACGCGGCGGTCAAGGCGCTCAGCGAGGCCAAAGGCTCCGCGAAGCTCTTGCTGCCCCACGTCAAGACGCGTACGCGGTTGCGCAAGACCGATGCCGGTCAGTATGTCGTGGAGGTGGTGGACGAGAACGGCACTGCCCGTATCTCTCCGAAGGCAGGAAGCCAGGACCCAATGACCATCTCTGAGCTCATCTCGGAGATGCGTGGAAGTGATGACTACGCATCGGCGTTCGCTGCGTCCGGTGCGAATGGCTCGGGTGCTCCGCCAGCTGGCGGAGCTACGGGCGGAAACAGCAGCCCGGTACGTAGCGCGGGCGGGAAGGCGACCAAGACCATTGCTATCTCGGACAAGGATGCTATTGCGGCGAACATCGATGGAATCGCCGACGGCTCCGTGGTGGTGTCCGGTATCTAACCTGCGAGCGTGATGCTCAACGGATAGTTCTCCGGGCGCAGGTCTGAAGAGGGATTCTGAAGACTTGTACCTTGTCCCAGTGGTCTAGAGCGGGATGCTCCGCGAGCGTGATGCTCGTGAAATCGTGTTTGACAAAGTTTGTCTCGAACAAAGGAATGCCGTATGGCAAACGATCTCAGTAACATCATGCCGAAGATTCTGGCCCGTGGCCTGAAGGTTCTCCGGCAGCGCTGCTCGATGCCCCGCCTGGTCAACTCCGACTACTCCAACGACGCCAAGGAGAAGGGTGACACGATTGACGTGCCAATCTCCGTGGCCTCCTCCGTGGAAGACGTGGCGCCGGCAAACGTGCCGCCCGCAGGCGAAGACACCACGCCCACCAAGATCCAGATTGCGCTGGACCGGTGGAAGCAGTGCAAGCCGTTCCACCTGTCCGACAAGGACATGGCGAACATCGACAAGAATGCCCACTTCCTCCCGGGCGCGATCGAAGAAGGCGTCAAGGCACTGGCCAACTACGTCAACCAGGACTTGCTGAACTGCTACCTGGGCGTGTACGGGTACGTCGGAACCGCGGGCACCACGCCGTTCGGCTCGGGCGTTGGCGTCCAGTCGGCCACGAACATCCGCAAGGTTCTCTCCCAGCAGCTCACCCCTGCGGACAACCGCCGTGCCGTGATCGACCACGTGGCGGACGCGGCCATGCTCAGCCTGGCGGAGTTCAGCGACGTTGAGAAGGTTGGCGACCCCAACATCAAGCTCAACGGCGAAATCGGCCGCAAGTACGGCATCGACTGGTATGCCGATGACCATGTCCCGCGTCACACGGCGGGAACGATCACCACTGGGCTCATCGCCAAGGCGGCGACGGCTCAGGCCGTGGGCGATACCTCGATTGTCTGCACCACTGCGGCATCGACCGGTGCGTGCGCCCTTCTGGAAGGTGACATCGTTGAGTTCGCGGGCGATAGCCAGACGTATGTCCTCACCGCTGCCGCCACCCAGGCGTCTGCCGCCACGGACGTTACGCTGAACATCTCGCCCGGGAAGCTCGTTGCCCTGACGGGTAGCGAAGAAGTCACGGTCAAGGCTTCTCACCGCGTGAACCTGGCCTTCCACCGCGAAGCAATCGCGTTTGCCACCCGCCCGCTGGTGGACAACGAGAACCTTGGCGACCTGGGCCAGAAGGTTCTTAGCTTCCCTGATCCCATCTCCGGTCTGACCCTGCGTCTGACCGTGATGCGCCAGTGGATGCGCGTTGCGTGGGTGTTCGATATCCTCTGGGGCCGCAAGCTGGTGCGTCCGGAGTTTGCCGCACGCCTTGCTGGGTAAGCCCAGTCAGTCTTTTCAACGTTCACGTCATGGCCCGCTATCGAAGCAATTCGGTAGCGGGCCTGCCGCGTTGTTACTCTTCACTACCTCTTATCAGGAGCGTTTGTCATGCCAATCGTCCCTTCTCAGATTCAGCCCCAGCCGGTTCAAACCGTGGAAGTCGTTGGACCAGCTGGTCGCATCAAGATCAACGATACCGACCTGGCGGATTACAAGTCCAAGGGCTATGTGCTCTCGACCGACAAGAAGGCACTCGCCATCCAGGCGGAAGAGGCGGCGCGGGCTGCGGACGCTGCGGCAAAGGCGGCTGAGGCTGCGCGGGCGGCTGCGGAAGCGGCCAGCGCTGAAGCCGAAGGCGAGACTGTCAGCGACGAGTAAGTGATCCTGGGTAAGAGTTTGCGGCGGGCGGAGGTTGTATACCGCCCGCCGCTACTTTGGTATGGTGAGCTATGATCGTTGAAACCGGTGAAGGGTTAGCTGACGCTGACTCCCTCTGCTCCGTAGCCTTTGCGGACGCGTACCACGTTGCTCAAGGCAACATAGCGTGGGCAGCCGCGATCAACGCTACCAAAGAAGCGGCACTGATCAAGGCAACTCTCTACTTGGAGACGATGTACAGCGGTCGATGGATTGAGCGACGGGTTCACGAGCTTCAGGCACTGGCGTGGCCGCGATGCTACGTCGTGGATGTGGATGGGTTCGCTCTCGGCTCCGACGTTGTGCCGAAGCAGGTGAAGCAGGCAGTCGCGGAGGTTGCCTTGCGGGTGGTCAATGGCGATACGCTCCTGCCCGACGTAGCGACGGCTGATGCGAACGTAGTGAGTGAGTCCGTTAGCGTTGGTCCGATCTCAACCAGCACGACGTACAGCGGGAAGAAGGCGACCAAGAAGCGCTACGAAGTCGTTGAGAGCTTGCTGAGAACCTGGCTGTCTCCGCGACACCAAATCTGGAGAGCTTGATGCCCACGGAACTCGACATCAAGTTGATCCCGAAGGTACTGGAGATCATTCAGCGGTTTGGCTTCTCCGTAACGTTGATCACTCCCGCCCAGAGCTATAGCGTAGCGACCGGAGCGACGACAACGACCACGACCAGCCAGACAGCGTATATCACTCCGCCTGAACCGTATGAACGCAAGTACGTGGATGGAACTTCGATCCTCGCAGCGGACCTCCGGACGTACATGGCCGCGAGCGGGCTGTCGGGAGAGCCCAAGCCCAATGCGAAGATAACGATCAGCGGGCGGAGCTATACGATCATCCCGCCCGTAAAGCCTATCATGACGGGCGAGCAGATTGCCCTCTATGAGCTTCAACTCCGATGACCCAGTTTAGCCTTCCCAACTTCGATCCCAAGCAGAAGGCTAACACGCTCGCGGAGTTCAACAAGGCGCTGAAGGAGACGGCTGAGAAGCTTCTCCCTCAGCAAGTGAAGCTCCTCCAACAAAAGATCGCGTTGGAGTTGCTTCGTCGTATCGTTATGAAGACTCCGGTGGATACCGGGCGGGCCAGAGGTAACTGGCAGCTGACCTTGAAAGAGCGGGCGGAGGGGGAAGTTGGGGAAGATATACTGGACGCCACGGCAGCGGGAACCGGAGAGCAGGCTCAGGACGCCAACGCGGTCCGTGCGGCGGGTACGGTGATCGAAGGAGCGGCCAAGGTTCTACGCGGGCTGAAGCCGTTCTCTATCTGTTACATCACGAACAACGTGCCGTACATCGTCTACCTGGAAGAAGGCTCAAGCAAGCAGGCACCTCAGGGCATGGTCGCTCTCTCGCTCCACGAAATGTTGAGTATGTTTCAATGACGTTTGAACAGACCAAAGCTGCGATTCGAGACCGCTTCAAGACGTTGGTCGCAGACGTCCAGAGCTTGACCACCACGTACGACAACGCGCCGTTCACGGAACCGGAGACGGGCAAGTGGGCACGGCTCACGATCCTCTCTGGGCAGTCAACTCAGATCACGGTGGGGGCACCGGGCAATAACCTCTCGCGGTACCCGGGCTTAGTCGTCATCCAGATGTTTGACTTGGCCCAGCAAGGCGATAAGAACTTGCTGGCTCTCGCGGATGCGATCAACGCCGCATTCAGCGACAAGGTTCTGTCGGGGATAACGTACCGCAGAGCAAGCCTTCAAGAGGTTGGCACGCGTGGAAAGTGGTACCAGGTCAACGTGAACATTCCGTTTCTCTCCGATAGCTACGGATGATTAGGAGTCGGGTATGCCTACGGCACCCATAGCTCGATGGAACATCGAGCCATATCAGACGTTTGCGGGGCAGTTCAGAGTGCCTATTAAGGCATACCACCCCAGCGGTATTGTGAGCGCATCTTATGTGGTGACTAGCAACGCGGGCACTGCGGCTCCGGTAGTTATCACCGATAAGGCTTTCAATACGCATTCCGGTAACAGTGGGGCCTATGGCGTTCCTTCTCCTGGTGAGTGGGAACTGTTTCTCTCCCTCAACGCTGCCGATTATGACGACGAAGATTTATCTATCGTCGCCACCGTCACTAACGGTGACGCTGAGACTACCGTGCTTGAAGCTCTGATCGTGTCCGTCAATGATGGCGGTACCCTTCCCACGTATGAAAAGTTTGTCGCCACGACGGGAAGTGATAGCAACGATGGAAGCTCGGGAACGCCCTATCTGACGACGATGAAGGGCATTCGAGGAATCGCTGCCGCTGCTGCAGCCGGCGCGGATGGCGGGCAAGTGTCCGCCTATCCAGGCTCCTACCAGCTTGGAACTTATGCTTTTCCGGTGGTGGAGACTACGAATCGGTGGGTGACCATAGCGCCGGCAACGGGCTATGACGCCACTGATGTAACGATTAGCGGTTCCGCGGACACCAACGGACTCTTCACCAAACTCCTCCGGTTACAAGATGTGACGATCACCGGACGAGTAGACACCGTTGGTGAAAGTGTCGCGGTTCCCGTCCAGCATCTTTCCTTATCTGGATGTGTTATTGATCGGGGCGGGCGTGATCTTGTAAGTGCTCCCACCTTCAACTTCTCAGGGTTCAATGGGCAGGTTCACGCAAAGAATACTACCCTACAGAACTCCTTCAATGGATTCACCTCCACCATCAACATCGGGGTGTTCCTCAACGTCAAAGTTCTTACCATCACTCAGATTGGCCATGAGGGATTCAGCAACTCCCTTCTTCTGAATTGCCTGGTGGATGGAATCTCCGTTGCTCCCTATCTGGTCAACAATCCGGGCGAGGTAGGCGACCCGCCGCACCCTGACGTAGCTAAAATCAACTCAGGATCCAACACCATCATCGAGCGGCTGGTAGCCGCTAATTGTACCGCCCAAGGTATCTTTATTGGGGCGAATCAAATCGTCTCCAACCTCGCCATCGTGGATACCGATTGCGCCACCTCAGGTTTCAGCCGCTCGGGATTCTCTGCGGCCGGAACTCTCACGAATGCCTACATTAAAGGGTGTAAACTAGGCTCGTGGAACTACGATGGACTGACCGCTATTGACGTGGTGTTCGAAGATACCCTTGTCGCAGGGGTCGAACCTTCTGACGCGGTCTCTGGCGTCTCTTACGTCCAGAATGCTCCCGTCATCGACTACGCGTACATCCCCTCCGACGGCGAAAGCATTGTCTGTAAGCTGTCCAAGTTTGGATGCACGCCTACCAGCGGGGCAAGCGCAGGCGGATTTACTCTTGCTGGAACCTCCCGCACCGTCACAGCGTGGGCGATTAGCGGACAGTGGCTCACCTTGACTCTATCCGGGGCTGTCGGAGCGGGCGACACCGTCACTCTAGATTACGACGGCACGGCAGCTATTGAGGACGTAGGGGAGCGGGCACTAGCTTCTATTTCCGATAACTCGATAACAAATCTGAGTGGAGTCGTGCCTATGATTACTGGCGACATGCTCAACGTTCTGGCCGATGATCTAATCGGCACAGGGCTCAACACTAGCGATCCGGTCGGAACATGCGGAGACGGAACGTCATCGGGCGCGAATCGTCCGACCTGGACTCCCGCTTCTTACAACGGTCACGCCGGGCTTACGATGACCGCGTCACAGTTCTTAGCACTCGCCAGCGCCGCTTATTCGACGTGGAACGGTGCGGTGTTACAGAATGGGCTCACGGTCTACATCGCCATCAAGCCTACCGTCGCGACGGAAGGGCAAGTGTTTGGCGGCGCGGGTACAGGCGAATATTCGCTCCGTATGAATCGAAACACGTTCGCGGAACTTGAGGGAAGTTGCCGCATCGACGTTTCCAAGGGCGGGGACGAGATTCACGCAGCAACCGGAGATATGGGGTACAACGCGAACGATATGACGTATCTCGCTATGCGAGTGAACGCCAATCCGATAGATTGGGGGACGGTTCTCTCCGTAGACTTCTGGGTGATTGTCGGAACGGGCGCAGTATCCGCGAAGTTCAGCGTGGCGGGCGGTTCCGGGGTTTCGCCCTTTGGCGCAATCTCCACTGCCTTCAACCTGGGCGGAGCACTCGCGGGTATTTACTATCAGCTTGCTGCCGACAACGACAGTACTGCCGACGATGCTGGCGTGGTCGCCAAGCTGGAAGGGATGCAAGACTATTTCGAAACGGAATTGGTTGCCGATCTTGTCGAAGGGTCTCTGGCCGTCTCCCGCAAGAGCTTGCGGCACGTAGCTTTCACCGTTACGGGAGGCGCGGGCGGAACGGGAGCAATCACTGACCAACTTCAACGCTCCCCGACTGGTGCGGGTACCTGGACCAACAAGTCTAACCCGGACCGCACGGTGGTTGCTGGAACCACTTACGATTATCGCCTTGCTTCCACTGATGAGGAGCCGGCAACGGTCTACTCTTCCACCGTGACCGTAGCGGTTCCCTCCCTCACGGCGGGATATACGATCACGCCCGGGGCAGACGGCGCGGGGCTGATCCGCCCGGAGACTCCCTCTGTGGATCTGATGACGGATATGCAACCCATCGCACGGGTTGATCGCCGCCATTACGATCTGTACAAGGAGTCTTTTGATCTGGGCGTTGTCGCGTTTAGCGGAGCAGCAGCAGCGATAGACGGTATTGATACGGTCTATGCTTATCTGAATGGAAACATCTATGAGGTCAACACCCGTTCGCTCCGGTCCAAGACCTCTCCGGATGGACGCTCGTTTCTCTGGGATGCTTTCAAGTATGTCGTCGATGTAGCTAACTTTTCCGCTCGCGGGAGCTATACGGTTTACTTTGAAGTGCTTGCGACGGACGCAGCAAAGAAGCCTCAGGTCATCTCATATACGTTCTACGCAGACCCTGAGGATGAAATCCCCGCCACCTTTGGGTACTTCGTAGCGGGCAGCATCTACGATCACACGACCTGCTCAATCAATAAGCACCCGAATGAAGTAGGATATCAGCCTGCCGCTACTCCGTTCCAAGTGCTCCGCGCTGTCGCTGCTTACAACGAAAGTCTTCTCATCGGCTGGGATCACGCAGGGTATGGTATCGCCTACGCGGAAGAGTCCAACGATATCGAGATTGGCGGAGTCACCTATGTTGACGAAGCTCTCGTGGAGGAGACCTGGTTCAGGATTATGGCCGGGCACGATGACGCGGGAAATCCACTCACGAAGTCTGATTGCCGCGTAACCGGGTTTGAAAGCGCCGATGGAATGGGACGTCCACTCATCTCCTATGAGAAACTTACCTTTGACGATAGCGGTGGCGGTACCACGATCCACGGCTTCATCTACCACGCCGATCAATGGGGCGGCTCCATCGGATTCCGCGACATTCGGCTCATTGGTCCGGGAAGTAACTCGGAACTGGTGGTTGCGTTCAATTGGTACCTGGAAGGGTTCACGGAGGTCTACGCGGAGCATCTTGAGTTTGAGGAGTCCGTTCACGGATTCTGGCATACCACGTTTGACTTCGATGTACGTCACACTCACACGGCGGGCGTACCCTTCAAGCCCAGCGGCTTGAGCATGTTCCCCTACGTGAATGGAAACGACAACTTCGACTTCGTAATTCCGGAGCTTGGCGAGCCGGTCCACTCGGATGTCTTGCTGTTCCCTCACACGGGAAGCTCTTCCAACATCATCGTCTACGGGTTGAACGTTCCTTCGTTCAAGTCTCAGGGACTGTCGTTCAAGGTTAGTGATCCGACGACCATGGTGACGAACGGCGTGGCCTTGGTTAACTCGCATCTCAAGCGGAGCGATGTTGCGAGTGTTTATGTGAGCCACGTTATTGAAGCGAACCTCCGGCACTTCTACGTATTGAACACGGATATCCCAGATCAATCCTTTGTCTGGGAGCAAGCTAGCGGCGGGACGATCAACGGGCTGTACATCCATAACAGCCTGTTTTACGCTATCAACAGCGATGAAACCTATACGATGCCGCCTGCGGACAGCTACTCCTCCGGTAATCACTACATTGACATCGTGGCGGAATCGGGCGTTGCGATTACGCTGGGGATGGCGACCAACGGCGATCCTAGTTTGAATGCGGCAGGTCGCGCCACTCGCTCCACCCCTCAGGCGGAAACTTTCCTGACTGTGGATGTGCTAGGGCGTACGCGGCGTGAGGAGTCTCCTGTCGGAGCGTTTGAATACCGGTCCGGTTCCTTTATCAACACGATGTTCATGTAAGCAACCACCAACCCTTCTTTGGAGAACCATATGAGTGACACCAATCGAGTACGGGTGGCGTACGTGGAGGAGACGAGTTATGGCGTCACTCCGGGTACTCCCACGTTACAAATTCTGCGACTGACGAAGGAATCGTTGAAGCAGGATACCTCCACGGTCACCTCGCAGGAGATTCGTTCCGACCGTCAAACGTCGGACGTCATCCGCGTGGACGTTGGAGCGAGCGGCGACATTGAGGGCGAGTTGTCGTACAACGCCTACAATGACTTCATCCGCTACGCGGTCCAGTCGTCTGCGTGGTCCAGCGTGGTCACGGTCTCCGGTATCGCTGCGGCGACGGCTGCGACGGGCGATAACTCGTACAACGGTACGGGTATCGGTGTTGGCATTGTCGCCAACCAGTGGATCAAGGTCTCCGGCTACGCCAACTCCGCGAACAACGGCTACTCCAAGGTGGTCTCCCGGACTGACGACAAGATCGTTGTCAAGGGCAAGACCCTCGCGGCGGAGACGGGCGCGACGGCTACGGTGGTGATGGGTGCGCAGATCGTGAACGGTACCACGCAGAAGTCCGTGACCATCGAGCGGCAATATGCCGACCTCACGAACATCCTCGTCAAGTATCTCGGCATGACCATTGGCAGCTGGGACTTGACGATCCAGACCAACCAGATCATCACCACGAAGTTCTCCTTGCTGGGTAAGAGCGAGACCAGCACGACGGCGGAGATTGGGTCTGTCTATACGGCTGCGACTACGAAGTCCATTATGCAGTCTGTGGACAACGTTCTGAACGTCATGGACAACTACGCGAACCTGGGCGTGACCAACTTCACGCTCGCGCTTACGAACAATCTCCGTAAGCGGTCGCAGGTCGCCACGCTGGGTGCGGTGTCGCTGGGCTCCGGTTCCGTGAACATCACCGGTTCGGTGAACATGTACTTCACCACCGCCGCGATGATGGACAAGTATCTCAACTTCACGACCTCCGCCATCTCCGCGATCCTGACCGACGATGCCGGCAATACGATCATCGTGGACCTTCCCTCCGTCAAGTACACCACGGGCGAGCGCATGGCCACGGGTATCAACGGCGACATCATGGCCAACCTTACGTTCGGAGCTAAGATGGACGCGACGGAAGGGATCATGATTCGTGTCGTGAAATTCGACGCGTAATCCGTTCCCTCCTCCGCTCAGATCGGATAGACTACGGCGGGCAGCTTCCCTAGCGGCGGCTGCCCGCTTCTTTGGCCTCCGGGCCAGATAATTTCGGGGCGCAGCTCCGGGCTGGCTTCCGTTGGCAGCGTTCAGCAATAGGAGTAGAGTTCATGAAGCTTTCGGCGTTCAAAACGAATCCGGACAAGGAGGAGAAGGGAGTATGGGTAGATGCGGGAGCGGGTTTGCGCCTGCGCATCGCCCGGATGAACAACCCCGCGTTTGACGAGTTTATCCGCAAGGCGGCCAAGCCACTGGCGTCTCAGCTGCGGCTCGGGACGCTGGAGGTCAAGACGGCGGAGGAGCTCACAGCGCGGGCGATGTCCAGGCACGTCTTGCTGGGCTGGGAGAACCTTCAGAACGATGATGGCTCGGATATTCCGTTCAGCCAGGACAAGGCATATGAGCTCCTGACGACCCACCGGGACTTCTTCCGGATGGTCAGCGACTTCGCCAACGATGCGTCGCTGTTCCGGGACGCACTGGACGAGCAAGCCGCAAAAAACTAACTGCCTGCTTGGAATGGGCACTCCAGTGGGGTCAGTTCGAAGACTTCTTACTCAGCAAGGCAAAGAAGGGCGAGACGGTGAAAGCTCTGGATGATCGTCCGGAGCTATTCCCCGACCTGGTATGCTACTGGAAAGCCTTCAACGAGCTACACAAAGCTCGGCCCGTAGCAGCTGCCCCTACTCCCATTCCAATCCCGGATATCCTGGCGTGGCTAACGATCTTTGATATCCGTGGTGCCGAAGCGCGGCAGGACTATTATCATTTCATTTCAGTGTTAGACTCCGCGTGGCTCAAATGGGCTCGCAAGAAGCTCGCGGATGAGTCGGAACGTCGGGCCAAGAACCGTTGAGGTGGATATGCCTACTCTCTCCGTAGCAATTGACGCGACTGGAGCCAAGAAGGGTTCAGACGAGTTCACTCAGTCCGTCAACAAGATGGCGGACGCGGCTGCGAAGATGACGCAGGCTACCGACCAGACCAACAAGAAGATTGACTCTATTGCTGCTACCGCGACCAACGCCAAGGTCACTCTCGCGAAGCTGTTCGGTGTACTGACAGCGGCGTTCGCGGTCAAGAACGTGATCGATGTTCTGGACCGGTATGAGCTGGGGCTGTACAAGCTCAGCAAGGTGTCTCGCCTGAACGAAGGTGATCTGCGCGCCTTTGGAGACGCGATGGTTGGACTGTCCGCCAAAATCCCGGTAGCGACTGACGAGCTATTCGAGATGGCGATGGCCGCGTCCAAGCTTGGGGTGGAGGGGAAAGACAACTTAGAGAAGTGGGTCACTGCCGTAGCCAAGCTCTCCTCCGTCTCCGATCTGAAAGGGAAGGAGGGAGCGACGGCACTGGGTCTGCTTATCCGCGACGGCTCTCAGGCTGACATGGGCAAGACCGTCAACATGGTTCACGCTCTCGGACAAGTCTCACTCGGGACTTATAGCCAGTTGGTTCAGTTGGCGGACGCGGTTGACGATGCTACGAAGAAGTTTGACCTGGCCACGAGCGAGTCGCTGGGGTTTGCCGCCGCGATGATCAACCTAGGTGTTGAGGGCGGAAGCGCCGCGATTGCGGTGTCCAAGTCGCTCAATGCCTTGGAGGAGGCAGTGCGACTTAACGAAGATGGGATGGCGGTTCTCCAAGTCATCACGGGCAAGACCCGGGAGGAGTTCGGCGCACTGCTCAAGGAGAATCCGGCAGAAGCCTTCTTGCTGTTCGCAGACGCACTCAAGGAGGTCATGGCGGCGGGTGGCGATACAACGAAGGTTCTGGACGCACTCAAGATCGACAGTGAGCGGACCTCCAAGATACTTCTCCCGCTCGCGGGCGGAGTGGATGAGCTTCGCAAGAGTTTGGATCTGGCCCGCCGCTCCCAGAGCGACTTTGCCCGGCTCAACCGGGACAGCAACGAGTCCATCCGGACTTTCGGTCAGCTCATGACCCAGATCAAGAACGATGTCAACGCGGTTATCGTCTCCGCGTTCGGAAGGATGGGCACGACCTTCAAGGACATCCGCGATATCACGAAGCAGACCGTGGAAGTACTGTTCGGACTCCCGGTCACCTTCAACCAGAACACACTCACCGCGACGGTCCTGGCGCGAGCTTTACAAGCCTTGCTGGCCGCCTTTGGTGCGTTTCTCGCGATGGAAGTTACTACCAAGGTGTACGCACTCGGAACCGCGTTTGTTACCGCGTCCAAGGGCGTGTACTCGATGGTTGCGGCTTCGCTCGCTCTCAACTCCGCGTTGATGCCGGTCCTGGCGATCATCGCGGCAGTCGGGGTTGCTCTGGCCGCGTTTGAGTTCGGGCGGTACCTCCACGATGAATACCGCATGGTTCAGATCGTAGGCTTGAACACCGTCTACGCACTCACAGAAGCTTGGGTTGACTTTAAGTACGCGGTCAACGACGCAATCGCCACCGTCAAGGATATGTGGCGTCAGCTTACGTCGGGAAGTCCGCTGTGGTCTGGATCGCTGGGCAATCATCTCGCGGCGGAGCAGGACAAGCTCAGCATGGGCGGAATCTCCGGCATGGAGAACAAAGCATTCTTCGATCTTTCCCGGACGCTGGGCCGTGTACCTTCTGAGGATGAGTGGAAGAAGGCTCAAGAGTCCCTTCACCAGACGGAAGAGTACATCAAGGCGCGAACGGAGTACGACAAGAAGCTCCGCGATCTTGGTCAGCCGGTAGCGGGCCAGAGCGTTGAAGATCAGTACCGGGCCAACCTGGCTATCCGTAACGGAGAGCGGGAGGAGTTGCGCAAGCAGCTCAACCAAGGTCTCCGGGATATTGAAAACGACTTCCAAGGCAAGGATCGCAAGGGCAACTCCTTCACCGACTTCGTTGGGAAGGATATCCACCAGCTCATCAACTGGCTATCGGGGGTCAAGACCGAAGCGGACAACGCAGCCAACTCCGTGGACAAGGTGTTCAATCCGGACGGCACACCGAAGCTCCCGGCAAACATCGCCAGCGCCTTGGACGGGCTCAAGGTTCTAACGGAAGAAGCGAAGTCAGCGAAGGAGCAGCTGGAAGCGATGATCAGCGGCGCGGAGCTAGATGCCAACGCCGCACCCGGTACGCCTGCCGTAGTGAGGCAGCTGGCTTCCGACCTGGCTAAAGTCCGCGAGCTTGCTACGAAGGCGGGAGATGACGTAGCGGCTGCGGTTGACCGCTACTCCTCCGCGTTTACGAAAGCGGCGAATAATCGCGGTATCGAGCAGCTGACGGAGATGTCCAAGAAGCTCGCGGAGGAGCGGCAGGCAGTAGCCATGACCTCCGCTGAGCGTACCGTCTACCTCAATGGACTAGAGGCGGAGCGTATCGCCAAGGAGTCGCTGATGGCGACTTCCGATAGCTACGTCCAGCAAGTCCGGAACGAAGCGTTGGCCCTGTCCCAAGCCCAGGGCAAGGATCAAATTGATGAGATGTTCCGGGCACTTCAAGACGAGCGGCGGGTTGTTATGGAGATCACCGATGAGCAGGAGGTTCTTGCTGGGGCGATCCAGATTCAGAACATCGCCCGGGAGAGCGGCATCCAGAACATCGACCGCGAGACAGCCGCGTACCGCAAGCAGCGGGAAGAGATTCAGCAGATGCGGCGGATGCAATCGCTGGCGAACGATATCGGTACTGCGTTTGGAGACGCGTTCACCGATATGATCGTGGGAGCGAAGTCCGCTAGCGAGGCGATCAAGGGGTTGGCCATCCAGATCGAGCGTATGGTCATCCAGCAAATGGTCGCTACTCCGATTGCGAACATGATTAGCGGAGGTCTGGGCGGACTCTTTGGAAGCTTCTTCCCGACGGCACCCGTGCCTCACGCTCTGGGCGGCATCGTCTCCGGTCCGACTCTCTTCCAGATGTCGGGTGGTGAGACGGGACTCATGGGCGAGGCAGGGCCAGAGGCGATCATGCCGCTGACTCGCGGACCGGACGGGAAGCTTGGTGTGGAAGCATCGGGCGGAACGAACGTGACCGTGAACCAGTACATCACGACTCCGGACGTTGGCGGCTTCAAACGGTCTCAGTCGCAGCTGGCGGCAGACGCGCGGCGGCTCGTGAGCGGTCAATTCTCTCAGCGAGGGTAATCAATGGGCTTCGATGAAGTTCAGTTTCCGGTTGATATCAGCTATGGAAGCAAGGGCGGACCTGGCTTCCGTACGGACATCATCATCAGCGACTCCGGGATGGAGGAGCGTATTGCGCGTTGGTCGAATGCCCGCCGCAAGTACAACGTCGCCTACGGCATCAAGTCTCCGGAGCAGGTTCAGTCCGTCATGGACTTCTATCTCGCACGTATGGGAGCAGCCAACGGCTTCCGTTACAAAGACTTCACCGACTTCACGACAGCAAGCGATCACCGCTCTGCGCACGCGAACGATGATGTCTTGCTGGGAACCGGGAACGGGACAACGACCACGTTCCAACTGAAGAAGCTGTACACCAGCGGAGCGATCACGCGGACACGTAACATAACGAAGCCTGTCACCGGGACTACGTTGGTTGCGCTGGACGGCGTGAACCAGACGAGCGGGTGGTCAGTCGATACGTCCACGGGTATCGTCACCTTCAGCGTTGCGCCTACTCTGGGCGTAGCAGTCACGGCGGGTTGTCAGTTTGACGTACCGGTTCGCTTCGGTCAGGAGGTCGATGACGCGCTCTGGTTGACCATCGATGCCTTCTCTATCCGCTCCATACCGGATATCCCGTTGGTTGAGATCGTAGACTCACTGACGGTATATGACCAACACTTCTACGGCGGAGCGTATGAGAAGGCGATCAGTGCCGATCACCAGATGACCCTCGCGGACGGGCGGGTTCAAGTCTTCAATCCGGGCGCTACGACCGGGCTATCTGTGAAGCTTCCCGACCCAACCAACATCGCTCCGGGCGGACCTATCTTCTTCATCCTGAACGAAGGGGCAGCGACCTTCGCGTTGAAGCAGTTTGACGGGACGCTGGTTGCGAATATCCCGTCCACCGGCGTGCTCCTAGTGTTTCTGTCCACGACCAACAACGTCAATAAAGTCTGGTATGGAATATGATCAGTGAAGTCCTACACTACGGGAGAGCAGCCGCGCTTTCGCACGTAGGTGGAGTGGTCGGGTTGACCTCCGCCTTGCTGCGGGAATACCGGGTGATCAACCTTCCGAGCGGTACAACCAGCGTTCGGCTCCCGCCCGCAGGGGAGTTGCCGTTGGGCGGACCCATCGCGGTGTTGGTCAACCCTACCGGCTCCGCTATCCCGATTGTCTCCGTGAACGATACGGGCACCACGCTCGCGACGTTGACCGCGAACTCCCTGGCTATCGTTCTGCTCTCCGCGTATGACAGCGGGATTCCGCAGGGCGGCAACTGGCGGTTCATGATCAAGGTAGCGGGCGTGAGCACGTTCACGCGAGCTTCCCGGGACGCAGTGACGTCGGAAGATGACCCCGAAGTTCCGACGATCACGTGCCAACGAGCGAAGTACAAGCTGACCAACTGCGCCGACGAAGATGAAGTAATCTTTACGGATAGCAACCTCACTCAGTTCGCAGGACTCATCGTCAAGCTCTATCCGACGGACCTGGACTGGGCGGATAAATGCTGGGAGGTTGAGCTGTGGGACGACATCTCCGATACGGAGCCAGTTCCCGTCTTTGTCTCCAAGACCAACGACATCGTGGACGTGTTCGACAACTGCTCCCACTGCCTAGCGGTGGACCCCAACAAGACTATCTCCTTTGAGATTGAAGACTTGGCGACCAACGCGTTGATCACGCCGGTTGCCTACGGCTCGGTGGCTTCGTACCCGGGACCACTCACGGTTGCTGCCGGGTATGACGGTGACTTGACGGGCTTGGATGAAGCGGTTGCCATCTACGGACCGGTGTTGTTCCGCTCGTTCAAGACAGGCGGAGCGTTGGACATCTACTCTACGCTGTTCCAAGTCTTTGCGACGGCTGCCGGTACTCTCTCTATCACCGGCTCGCATATCATGGGCTATACCAAGGTGTTCTTCCCGATCAAGAACGGGTTGATTGTTCCGTGGAATGAGACGGACAAATACGTCCAAGGGGTAGAACGGCATCTGACCGTCGCACGCGGTGATCTTATTGATATCGGCTTGCTGGTCGATCCGGCAGCCACCGGGACTTACACGGACGCTACCCACTCCAGCGCAGGCACTACCGTATCGAGGTTGGAGCACGGGACTACCGCCAACGCAGCGGCCAAGGCGCGGGCGGGGCAGATACTCAGTGCGGCTCTCAGCAAGACTCTCGTGAGCGGGAAGTTTGTACCGCACACGGTCCAGGTGTTCGCAGACCCGGGCGTGCCGTGGCGGTTCTCGAATATCCCGACTTGGATGAGCATCACTCCACGCTCCGGTACGGGACCGGCTGTCGTAATCGTAGACGCCACTGCGGCTCCGACTCCCGCTGCGGAGACGTATATCATGAAGTTCACCTGGACCGCTACAGTGATAGCGGAGCGGCGGCAGATCACAAAAGACTTCGTGTTCATCAACTCGTTTGGGTGCTGATATGACGCTACCCGTCAAACAATCGCTGATGTCGCTCCTGGACAGCTCAACGCGGTACCTCGCAACGCTCTGGAAGCTCGCGAGAACGGACGGCGTGACGCAGTACTTCACGGACCACGACGCAGCGTTGATCTTTGAAGGCCAGACGTACCTTCCCGCCTGCGGCTTCAACGCGTCAGCCCGTCAAAAGACGGGCGGGCTCAATCCGCAGAACCTCGATATGGTAGGCTATATCGACAACGATGAGCTGGACCACGATGACCTCCGGGCTGGCCGGTTCCGCGAAGCGGAGGTGACGGAGTACGTGGTTGACTTCCGCTACCCGTTCGCGGGCGCGATCATCACCAACACGTACTGGGTCACCGACGTAGCTTTCAGCGATGGCGTCTGGACTGCCTCTCTTGCTGGACTCTCGCGATGGCTCCAGCACGCGGTTGGAAAGGTCTACACGCGGAACTGCCGGCACATCTTCGGCGACTCGATGTGTAAGCTGAACACCGCTACGTTTACCACGACTGGAACGGTGTCGCTTACCAACGCGTCAAGTCCACGCGCCGTCTTTGAGTCGGACTCTCCGGGCGTGATCAGCCTTGGTGCGAACTACTTCGCCAACGGAAGTATCCACTGGCTCTCCGGATTGAACAACGGACTTCGGATGGAAGTGAAGGCATCGACCAACTGGGGCGAGTTCACGACGCAGCTGCCGCTTCCCTATGACGTGACGGTCGGAGACGTGTTCACCGTATACGCGGGCTGCGACAAGACGATGAACCAGTGTATAAACAAGTTCGATAACATGGTCAACTTCGGCGGCTTCCCGTTTGTACCCGGCACCGACCGTATGATCCAGTACCCGGATGCGAAGGTGTAACGTGCCTACACGCCTAGACGTTATCGTGAAAGCTCGGGAGTACCTGGGCACTCCCTATCACCACATCGGTCGGAAGAAGGGAATTGGCGTTGACTGTATTGGTCTCATCTCCGGAGTCGCCCAGGAACTCGGGATGACGTACCACGACCTGAAGGTGTACTCTCAACGTCCGGACGGCGTGACGCTCCTCCGCGAATTCGATAAGTGTTTGACCCGCGTTCCGACGCACCAGCCCGGAGATGTCTTGGTCTTCCGGTTCCGAAAGTTCGCGACTCACGCGGGTATCGTCACAGACTACGGGCTGATTCATACGTACGCAACGGTGGGTAAAGTCGTTGAGCACGTCCTGGATGCGACCTGGGAACGTCGGATTGTTCAGGCTTATCGGTTCCCGGGTATCCAAGGCGACTGGGTGCCTTCTCCCGTCCCCAACTTTCGAATCCCCGATGACTTTGAAGTCGAACAAGAACGCCGCAGACTCCAGCAAGGCGGCTGCTGTAACTGAGGAAACGCTATGGCAATGTTAGCACTAGGGCTGGTGGGCGGAATGATTGGCGGAGCTATCGGTGGCGGCTCCGCACTCGCCATCGCTGGACTCTCCCTCACGGGCGCTTCGGTAGGCTTCGCGGTAGGCGCTACCGTCGGCAGCGTGCTGGACTCTGCGTATGTCTTCCCGGCCATCTTCGGAGGGCAAAAGGGATTCGCCGGACCTCGCATTGACGACCTTCAGCTACAAGTCGCGAGCGAGGGCAGCCCGGTCAACTACTGCCTTGGACCGGAGAACCGGGTAGCGGGTACGATCATCTGGATGACGGACCTGATTGAGACAAAGAAGAAACAGAGCGGCGGAGGAGGTGGAGGCGGCGGCAAAGGTGGAGGCGGAGGCGGCGGCAGCGTTACCACGTACACCTACGCAGTCCACGTCGCTGTGGGCGTCTGCGAAGGGCCAATCACGGAGATAGACAAAATCTGGGCGGATGGAAAGCTCATCTATGACGTCCATACGCTATCGGTCTCCACCCACGTTGATCGAGTCACCGCATACAAAGGCTTCGTAGGCACGGGGCAGATGCCCGACCCGCTGATTGAAGCATTCGAGGGAGCGGGCAACGTTCCGGCGTGGCGTGGGATCGCCTACGTCATGTTTGAGAATCTCCAGTTGGCGGACTTCGGCAACCGCATCCCGCAATTCACGTTCCTGGTCCGGGCTCAGCCTGCGCTAGGCGTGCGGGACGCCATCGCTAGCTTGCTGGTACGAAGTGGCCTGACCTCCGACCAGTACGACACGACGCAGGTGACGGGGTGCCTTCGCGGTTACAGCTGGTCAGGCCCGCAGTCGGGTCAGGCGGTAGTGACGCCGATTATGAATGCCTTCGCGGTTCGCTGTCAGGAGGTCAATGGACAACTAGTCTTCTTCAATCGCGGCGATGAAGACGAAGTGGCGGTGGACTCCGATGACTTGGGCGCTCGCGAGTACAACGAAGGTAGCAAGCCTGCGTTCCATATCACCGACGGAAGCGGCTTGACTATTCCCGCTCAAGTCCAAGTCAACTTCTTGGACCCGGATAACGACCACCAGCGCGGCTCCGTCAACGAACGTCGCATCAACGTCCCCACGGAGTCGATCAACCAGATTGACGTTCCCTTCGTTCTGACGCAACGCCAGGCCAAGGAGATAGCGAAGCGGCAGCTGTATATGCCGTGGGATGAACGTCGCACCGTTACTCTTTCCCTCCCGCCCAAGTACCTCTACTTGGCGGAGCAAGACATCCTCACGCTCTCCTATAAGGGTCACAACTACAAGGTCCGTATCTTGGAGTTGGAGCGTGGAGCGAACTTCCTGCTCAACATCAAGGGAGTTATCCAAGAGGGAGATACGACCACGGCGGAAGGCGAGCAGGATGATCGGACGGTTGTGAGCGAGGTTCTGTATGAACCGCCGTCTCTGGTCGTCTACCCGCTGGACCTCCCGCCGCTCCGCACTGATGACTCCGACTCCGCTGGATTCTACTTGGCGGTGACGACTCCCAACTCCACCGAGCGGTTCCGCGGCGCGATCCTGTTCTCATCGGACGAGTCCGAAGGGAACTTCATCCAGACCGGGCTAGTGCCCGACGTAGCGACGGCAGGAACAACCGATACAGTCTTGGGCGTTGCGTCCGTAGGCGTGTGGGACCTTATCAACACCGTGGACGTGACGCTCACCACCGGCTCGTTATCCAGCAAGACTCCTTCTGAAGTTCTTGCTGGGGGCAACATCGCGTATATCAATGGTGAGATACTAGGCTTCCAAGAGGCGGAGCTAATCGGCACCAACCAGTACCGTTTGAGCAAGCTTCTTCGCGGGCTGCGTGATACTGAAGACTTCATCTCACTCCATACGCTCAACGACCCGTTTGTCCTCTTGGACGAGTCGGGGTTGACGTTCCACCGGCTGAACCAGTCGGCCATCGAGACGTACCGGACGCTGCGCATTGTCCCCGTAGGATCGGTGGTGGAGGATACCCCAACGACTTCCGTGTACATCCGGGCGGCAACGCTCCGTCCGTTCGCTCCTGCGATGCTACGGATGAACAAGGATTACGGAACAGGAACAATCGAGCTTACCTGGTCGCACCGTACGCGCGATCTGGCTCGCGTTCTCTCGCTCAACGTCCCCAACGCGGACCAAGAGGTCTATACCGTGGCGATCCTCAAGGACAACCGCGTGAAGCGGACCGTAACGGTGACGGGCGCTCAGAGCTATGATTGGACATCCTCTGATCGTACTTCGGACGGCGTGACCGTGGACGTTGGACTGACGTTCAAGGTGACTCAGATATCGGCGACGGTTGGACCGGGTAGAACTGCGGTCAGCCGTGAATTTGACTTCGATCTATAACAAGAGGGAACTATGACCACAACCGCGAAGATTGGAATTGAGATGCTCGCTGAAGGGCAGTCGGGCGCGGAGATAACCGTCAACGAAGGCTTGGTGCTTCTGGACGCCATGGTCCAGTGTACGGTTCTGGAGGTTGATCTCAACGCTCCGCCCGGTTCTCCGACGAATGGTGACGTGTACTTCCTGTACGGCGGTTCCGCGTCTGGCGCCTGGTCGGGCCACGACAACGAGTTTGCCGTGTACTTCGATGGATGGCGGTTCATCGCTCCCGGAGAAGGCTGGTTGCTGTTCAACGAAGAAGATGGGAAGCTGTACAAGTGGACCGCAGGCGACGGTCTCACGGCTCTCTCGAAAGACGTTGACGCGAACCTGACCGACAGCACGACCGGGACTCCCGGAGGTACGATCAGCAACGTTGGCGGCTCCTTCAACCAGACGACGTTGAACAACAACCTTGCGTCCATTGTCGCTTCCATCAACAACTTGAAGAGTAAGCTACGTGATGCCGGAATCATCAACTAAAATCGTGTTCACGGCGGAGCAGATCGCCATGAGAGTGAGGGAGCTAGCGGACCGGATGAAGGGAGAGCGGCCCATAGCGCTCGTCCCCATTCTGACCGGGGCAATCACCTTCACGGCGGACCTGCTCCGCCATCTCCCAGCAAGCACGGTAGTATCGCCGATGCTTATGGACCCTTACCACCGTGGGATGGTCCTGGCGGAACCGGACCTGTTGTTGCTACTGAACCGGGACGTATGGGTGGTGGATAACTCCATGGCCAGCGGGGTGACCCTGTATGGAGCGGTCAAGGCTATCCGACGGCACCGTACAATCGTGGACCTGAAGACCGTGGTGTTGTACCGCTTGCTGGAGGGTCACCCCATGCCGATAGAACCGACCTTGTGCGGCTTCTTCCACCGCCCCACCGGGCGTCTCATCGGGTACGGTCAAGACCAGCAAGGAACTGGCCGTGGTCTGAGGGATATCGTGGGTTATAACTAGGCGATTAACTAGGCAATCCCGGAGCTATCAAAGTGCGTAAACCTGCTCTCTATTATTCTCTCGCTCTGTATACCGTATCATCTATATTACTCTTTATTTCATCTTATTTAGATAGATAGATAGATAGATATAGTAAGGGAGAGAGTAGGTAATTGAGAATATTATAGAGCACCTTTACGACAAGTGATAGCTCCGGGTTCGCCTACTAAACTATGTGGTTATATAGACGGCTAGGCCCACCCAGACCCATTCAGAGTCTGAAGCTTTGCTGATCCGGACGGGTGGTGGGAAAATATCAGGTCAGGATGACTTTGCCACCATATGATATGGTTGACTAGAGTTTTGTACGGTCGTACGCTACTCCCTTCGACCAATTGACACTAGGACAGTAGCTGATGACAGTCGCTCAGACCGACATACCCGCCCATGCCACGCGCGTCTTGGAACCGCTCTCCACCGCTACCGGTACCCTGATGGAGATGTGGGAGCCATTTCCGAATGAGTGGCTGTACGTCTCCTTAGATAAGGAGGCAAAGAACTTCGTGGTCCACGCCCGGACCTTAAAGAGGTTCCACGGTAGCTTCGCTTGGAATCAGAGCGAGCAGAACCTAGTCAAGGTCAACGGCGTTGACTACGTAGAGGAGGCGGCTGGACCCAGCTTCAAGCTGGCTCAGACCTACTTCAAGAAGTTCCCGGAGAAGAAGGAACTTGACTTTGGTAAATGGCTCCTGTACGGGACCGACTTCAACGCGCTCGTCCTGACCCACACGTGGCCGAAGGCTAAGCTGGTGGTGTCTGATGAGGCGAATTTCCTCCTGTCCTACCTCACCAACCGGTTCTTGTCGCAGACCCGTTGTGCGGTCCGCTCCGCTGAATACCATATCAACAAGAAGCTTCCGGAGGTACCCGCAGGCTTCCCAGTCCACCCGGAGTTCCCGCCGCTTCACCATCACTGGACGCCCATCGTCAACTCGCTCTTCAATAAGAGCTATGGCCTGTTCATGGAGCAGGGCACCGGAAAGACCTCGACAGTCATCGCCCGTATCTGTTATGAAGCCTTGCTGAAACGACAGGGCCTGACGCCAGGTCTCCCGGGTATGCCCCGGACGATGTACCGCGTACTGATCATCTGTCCCAACCAGGTCCGCTTCAACTGGGAACAGGAATTCTTACAGTTTGCTACGGTAGCGGGAAAGACTTCGGTGTTGCGTGGTGATGAGGTCTCCCGTACCCGGAAGCTAAACGAAGGGATCAGAGACGAGGATGATTGCTACTTCGGAGCGGTGATGCTAGGTCACGACAGCGTAGGGAATACGCTGGAAGCGATCCGCCGCGTACCTTGGGACCTTGTAGTCTGGGATGAGAGCCATTACGTAAAGAACCACCGCACAGAACGGTTCTCAGCCAACCGGGAGTTCTTATCGGTTGGGCACGTCCGTCAACGCATGGTCCTGAGCGGTACGCCCATCGCCAATACCCTGATGGACCTCTGGACCCAGCTAGAGCTACTGGGCGAGGGTCTGAGCGGCTTTGCTACCTTCAAACACTTCCGCGCCTTCCACGGCTCGTTTGTACGTCAACGGGACGGAACCGGTACCGCGATTGAGAAGCTCATCGGGCTGAAGAATATCCCGCTCATACAGGAGCGGCTGTCCCGCCTTACCTTCATGATTACGAAGGAGCAGGCGGGAATGAACCTCCCGGAGAAGATATACGATACCATCGAAGTGGAGATGACTCCGCAGCAGGCTACCTGGTACAAACAAGTTAAGAATCAGCTGGCGATTGAGCTGGAAGATATCCTGAACGGGGATGCTCCGAAGCGGATGACCGCTGATCACGTCCTGACCAAGCTCCTCCGGCTCGCTCATATCACGTCGGGGTTTGTAACCTGGGATGCTATCATCGACACCGACGGCGTGGTTGTCTCTCCGAAGCGGGAGGAGACGATACCCGGACCCAACCCGAAGATTGATGAGCTGGTCGCCTGTATCAAAGCGGACTTTGAAGATGACCCGCTCGGAAAGAAGATTGTCTGGGCCAGTTGGAAGCACGACCTGCGGGAGATTGCCGCCCGCTTCCGTGAAGAGGGATTCAACTTCGTGGAGTACCACGGGAGCGTACCGGACGCGCAGCGACCCGCCGTCATCGCCAAGTATAACCTAGACCCGAAGTGTAACATCATCCTGGGCAACCCTCAGACTCTCGGAACCGGTACGAACTTGCTGGGATACGACCCAGCCAACCCGGACTCGCTTCCGACCTATACCGATCACGAGTTCTTTTTCAGTCAGGGCTGGCAGCCCGTTCTGCGCGGTCAGGCGGAGGATCGTGCCCACCGTAAGGGTACACGGACAATCCTCCGGATTACTGACTTTGTCGTACCCGGTACCGTTGATGTAGAGATTCGCGCCCGAGTTCGGGGCAAGCTCGATGACGCTTCTATGATCCAAGATGTACGCGACATCCTCCGGAACGTCTTGGAAAACCTCTAACAACTAACGCAGGCAGGCTAACTGTGAACAGAGTTATCGTTCCAATACGTCCGTACAAGGCGGAGATACTGGATGAGATTGACAAGGCGGCTCGCTTTGGAAAGCTGACCTACCTAAGCAACCAGCTACCCATCTCCAAGCCTCAGGAGGTCGCTTGGTACCTCAACCAGAAGCTCCAACAACTCCGGTATACCCCGGAGACTGACGCGATCCTATTGGTAGGCAACGTCGTCATCTCCAGTATCTTCTTCGCGTTGGTGACTAAGATAAATCCGAGCGTGCGAATGGTTCTGTATGACGCTCGCGATGCGGTCCGCGATTACCAGCTGATAACATTCTCTCTTGAACAGGAGTTGATAGGCCATGGCGACTCGAATACTTAACAAGCCCCATCCCGACGTTGTGACACTTCACGAGATGCTGAACAAGCTCCGCGATCTTCATATGGAGATGAACCAGAAGCTTATGGAGGTCCACGAAGCCATCCCCAAGAACCGCTACGCAGCGGACCAAGACCTGGTTGACCTGGGCTTCATCTCCCGGGCGTCGAAAGACTTGCTGGAAGACTGGCGCAAAGTCGCTCACAAGGCGGAGGAGCGGGCGGGATTTCAGTTGGGGTGGCGGGTGACTCAAGCTTCTCTCCAGAATCCCGAAGTGGACACGACCGTCCACGGCACCCTCGCCTACGCCAACACCGACATTGAGTATATCCCGCAGCTGCCCGATAGGTCCAGCAAGGAGTATATCGACCTGATGGTGGATCTGGGCGTGCCCCGTGAGATCGCGGAGCGTGAGGGCAAGTTCATCAAGCTGGACTTCAAGAGGATCCAGACCTACCTCTGCGGCTTGGCGGAGGATGGAAAGCCTATTCCGCCCTGGGTCAAGGCGATGTCCCCAAACTACACGTCTACATTTGTCAAGAAGCGTACGTCATCCAAGGTGGAATGAATTCGCTTCTGACCTAACTCATTTGGAGAGCCATATGGCTAAGGTGAATCCCCCAAAAGGCGTGACGACTGCTCCCGCTCCCGTAGCGGAAGCCACGCCGCCCGTTTCCTCTCCGGAAGTCGCTCCGGAAGCGGCTCCGCCCGTTCCCGCTACCCCGGAAGCTGCCGCCGCGCAAAGCCTGGTGGTCGCGGCGCAATCGGCGGAGTCTCAGGTGTCCGGAGGTCTGGCCGCGCTCGCGGAAGCTGCGGACGCGGACAACTCGATGGAGGGAATGCGGCAGTTCATGATCGTCCCTCGCCTGAAGATCGTTCAGGGCCAGTCGGACGGCGAACTCAAGAAGCAGTTCGGAGAAGGCGCGGTCATCATCAACCCCGGTGCGGCTCTTGTCGCGGAGAAGGAGGCACCATTCCACTTCGTGCCCCTGTTCTACTTCAGCGAGTACGCGTTGTGGTCGGACCGTCGCGACAAGGAGTCCAAGGCGATCATTGAGCGTTCGTTCGATGCCAACAGCATCATCGCCAAGAACGCGGCGGACAAGGCCAAGCGGGAAGTCCTGTACCCCGGGCATGAGAAGAAGCCTGACAAGGAGAAGTGGTACAAGCGGTATGTCCACCACTTCTGCTTCCCGGGTATCATCTACGGCGACAATGGGCTTGCTGGCACCCCGGTCGTTCTCTCCTTCGAACGCGGCGAATGGACCAACGGGCGTCAGTTCGTTTCCTCGATCCAAATGAAGAAGTTCCAGCTGCCCAACGGTACCCGCAAGACCCTCCCGCTGTGGGCGCAGGTCTGGCAACTCCAATCGGCTCCCCGCCTGGGTGAGCTCGGAAATTGGTGGGGATATGAACCCCGCTTCGTCGGGCGGATTGCGGACGCGGAGGTCAACCCGTTCCGTGCGCAGCACCTGGAGTTCGCGCGGCTCCACGAAGAGAAGCTGCTTCAGGTCGATCACGGGAACGAAGGTCAGGGCGGCACTGGCGGGGAGACGGAAGCGGAGGTTGCGGCTCGCGTTGAGCAAGCCGGAGAGATGTAACCGCTCCCTCAGCATCTAGGTCGGCACAAGACTGCCGCCGCTACCACGCGTAGCGGCGGCAGTTCTTTTCAGGGATGATGATGAATAAAAAGCCTAACCAATCTTCGCTTCCGATTGAGAACATCAGCGCTTTAGCGGAGCTAGAGCGGCTTGGCGTCACGGTGGAAATGCGGGCCAACAACGAAGTCCAGATGATCTGCCCCGTCCACGAAGATACCAACCCTAGTTTGATGCTCGATACGCAGAAGAATCTTTTCAAGTGCCAGTCGTGTAAAGCTCGCGGCGATATCGTTTCGCTGCTCGCCCACTTCGCAAAAGTTGACCGGGCGGTCATGCTACAGGACTTGGGCACCCGATACGATCTTGGACTTCACAATACGTTAGACCCGCGAGTTGCGGAGCGGTTCCATGAGGGTATCTGGTCTGCCGGTCCGCTGCTTCAAGCGTTGTACAGTCGCGGTGTGACGGATTCGATGATACGCAAGGCGCGGCTCGGATTCCATAACGGTCGTATCATGATTCCGGTTTATGACGAGCAACGCCGCATCGTCAATATCCGCCGGTATCTTCCGGGCGCTCCCGGTCCGCAGAAGATGTACAACACAAAAGGGTACGGGACTCCTCCGAACATCTACCAGATCGAACAGCTGGTCAACTTCAAGAAGAGTTGGATGTGCGGCGGAGAGATGAAGGCGCTAGTCGCGGGAACCTTGCTGACTCCGAACGATGTCGGTGCGTGGGCTGTCTGCGCAGGTGAAGGTTCCTGGGAAGCTTCGTTTGGGAAGCACGTCAAGGGAAAGACTATCTACATCTGCTTCGATATCGACCACGCGGGGATGAACGCGAGTCGGAGCGTGGCGAAGCAGCTGGCCCATATCGCGGAAGCAGTCTACATCGTCCGACTTCCGCTGGACCGGGAGAAGTTCCCGAAGGGAGACATCAACGATTACGTAGCGTCAACCGGCGCTACCGCTCAAGACCTCCTCCGCTTGATGGAAGAAGCGGAGCTATACGTACCGGAGAAGTTCGCGGAGGAGGAGGAGCCCAAAGACGCCCAGCTGATAAAGCTCGCTGAGGCTTCCCGTTCAAACTATATCGGCAAGCGGATTGCGGTTGACGCGATGGTTCAGGCGATGGACACCACGCCGTATCTCCTCCCGCAAAACGTAGATGTTCAGTGTACCCGCGATCAACCCAATTGCGAATGGTGTCCTGTAAAGGCGAGTGACCCCGATGAGAAAACAGGCTTGGTTCACTGTACCGTTCGCGGTACTGCTATTGGTATCCTCGACATTGTCCAGTCGCCCAAGGGTAAGCAACGCGAAGCTCTCCGCGAAGCTCTCAACATCCCGAAGTGTAACGCGTGCGAGTTCTTTGTGCGTTCTCATACGAACGCCTATGACATCCGCCTTATGCCACAGCTGGAGACGACGGGCAGCAACTCCGACTACGTGGTCCAGCCTGCTTTCCTGATCGGCGATTACAAGATTGAGACCAACACGCCGTACGTCTTCAAGGGAAGGGTCCACCCACACCCCAAGAACCAGCAAGCGATCTTGCTGTTCAACGAGATTGGGGAGTCACGGAACTCACTGGACGCGTTCGCACCGACTCCGGAGCAGTTGGAAGAGATGGATGTATTCAAGTCCACGGAGTATACGGTAGAGAGCATCACGGAGAAGCTGGACGCGATCTACACCGACATGGAAGCGAACGTCACGCGAATCTATAAGCGCCGCGAGCTTCACTTGGTTCTGGACCTGATGTACCATTCGATCTTATACCTCACCTTTGACGAGCGGAAGGAACGCGGCTGGGTCAACGTCGTAATCGTAGGCGACTCGTCTCAGGGTAAGTCGGAAGCTTCACAGGCGATGATGAAGCACTACCGGCTTGGCGAGCGAATCGACTGTAAGAATGCGACAGTAGCGGGCGTGCTAGGTGGCTGCGAGCAGATCGGAAATCACTGGTTCATCTCGTGGGGAACTATCCCCATCCACGATAGGCGGGCGGTTCTCCTTGAGGAGGTCAAGGGAGCGCCGCTGGAGGTCATCAGTAAGCTTACGGATATGCGGTCATCGGGCATCGCGGAGATTCAGAAGATTGAGAAGCGACGTGCCCACGCCCGTACCCGGCTCGCGTTCATCTCCAACGCTCGCGGTACGAAGTCCGTTGATGACCGGAACTTCGGTTGCGAGGTGATTGAGGAGCTAGCGGGAAGCAAGGAGGATGTCCGCCGCTTTGATGTAGGTATCCTACTCTCCTCCTCTCAGGTCGATCCTTCCACCATTAACCAGTTGATCAAAGACCGTCCAAGATGCCACCACATCTACACTAGCGACCTGTGCAACCGGCTCGTGCTATGGGCGTGGACCCGGACCGCTGATCAGGTTATCTTCGATCCAGAGGCGATCCAGGCGTGTCTTACGGAAGCGAACCGGCTCGCGGGAAAGTTCTCTGAGGAGCTTCCGCTGATCGACAAGGGTACCACCAAGTTCAAGCTTGCCCGCCTTGCGGCAGGACTTGCTGGGCGTCTGTTCAGTACGGTCGATGGAGACCGGACGAAGCTGCGGGTGACCGCCGCTCATGTCCACTTCATCGCTCAGACGATAGACGGCTGGTACAGCGACAAGGTGTTCGGCTATCTCGCGTACTCTCAGGCGCAGGAGTACAAGACCAAGATAAAAGACCCGCATACGATCAGAGCCCAGATCATGAACACTCGCTTCCCGTCCGACCTAGTGGATGGGCTTCTGAATCGAAACGAAATTCAGCTAGGCGACTTCCAGGACTGGTGTCAGCTGGATCGCGACGGCGCTCAATCGCTCCTCTCCTTCCTGGTTCGCAAACACGCGTTGAACCGGGAGAAAAGATATTACGTCAAGTCCGGTCAGTTCATCGAGTTCCTGAAGAAGCTTCAAACGGAAGATATCCGCGAGTCACAACCCTTACCTGGTTCGGAGTTCTAACCATGTTCAATCTCTCAAAAGCCTTACGGGATTTCCATACCAAGAATAGCTTCCCCATCGACACCCGCTTGAAGGATCAGCGAGACGAAGCAGCAAACCGCGAGCTAGCGGAGTTGGGTGAGCGGCTCTGTGGGGAGTCGGAACGTATCAAACAGCCCGCGCTCCTGCTACAAGCGAAGGGAGATGAGCGGCTTTACCGGGCGCACCTCATGATAGAGGAGCTTGGGGAGACGCTCATTGAGCTCGCAAGACAGAACTACGTCGGGGTTGCCGACGGGCTTGGCGACCTCCAGTACGTCGTGGAGGGAACCGCGTCAGTGTTCGGGATTCCGATGCCGGAGGTTCTGGAAGAGATTCACCGGTCGAACATGTCCAAGAAGAAGCGTGACCCGATTACCAATCCACGGATGAGAGATAAAGGTCCAAACTACTCTCCGCCCGATATTGTCGGAGCAATTGTTCGCGGGAAGCAGCGAATGAATTGGGAAGCGACAATGGCTGCGAATGAAGAGCTATCCGTGGAGCTACAGCGGAGCTTTGAGCGGACCGTGGACGGGGAGTTCACAGTCCATCCCGATAAGTGGCCGCTCGTAAGTCCGTTCAAAGATGACTACGCAGCTGATGGGCTCCCGCCTGATTTAAGAAATGGGTTGACGGCGGATGGACACGGCTTCACCAACAACGACGGAGAACAGGTATGCGTCTGCGGCGGACGCGGCTGTGTCTGTTGTAACACTAACGGAGACCCTAAATGATCCCTGTCTTTGAATCGGTCGATGAGCTCTGGCTCCACGCCGCTAACACCGTCATCGCCTACGGAGAAAACACCGGCTCCCGCGATGGAGAAAGCCGTGAGGTGCTCGGCTACTGCGGACGGCTCCTTGACCCGCGTTGTAACTTCCTGTTCAACCCGGTCCGCAAGATGTCGCCCAGCTACGCAGCCGTTGAGACGATGTGGTATCTCTCCGGAACGGACGACACGACGTTACTCCAGCAATACGCTCCGCAGTACAAGCGGTTCACGGAGGATGGTATCCACGCCTTTGGAGCGTACGGATACCGCTGGGCGGCTGACCTACCGTTCCGGGTTGCGTTCGCAATGGCCTTCGCTCCGGACTTAGTGAACCTGGACCGTCCATGGCCCAGCGGGAAGTCTATCGGACCGCGAAGCCAGCTGGAAGTCTTGATGCTCCTCCTAAAGGAGAAGCCTGAGACCCGCCAAGCGGTACTTGCTCAGTGGAACGGTGGAGACCTGGTTTGCGCCGTGGAAGGGAACAAGCGAGACCTGCCCTGTACGCTGAACCTGAGCTTCATCGTTCGCGGCGGAAAGCTCAATATGATCGCGACGATGCGCAGTAACGATCTGTGGCTCGGAACGCCCAACGACGTTTTCTGCTTCACGATGATACAGCAGGTCGTGGCGAATAACCTTGGGCTGGAGCTAGGCTGGTACCAACACAACGTTACGTCGCTCCACTACTATCTCCGCAATGAGGAGAAGCTCAAGCAGGCGGCATCCGTCGGTGCGTTCGGTATCGAGCAGCTACTGACGACCTGTAACGGCTCGCGGCTGAACGACTTCCTGGAGGATATGCTCACCCAGGAGCGTCACAACCGTAATCACGAGATTGCCGGACCAGAGTGCTTTGGTATCCAAGACAATACTCTTCCGGGCTTGCTGATTCTCATGGCCGCTACCCGGTGGGCAAAGAATCGTGAAGACCTCCTGAAGCGTTTTGATTCGAAGGTTCTGCGGAAGTTCATTGAGGAGTTCCACCCGTGTTGATCATCGAAGGTTCCGACAATCTTGGGAAGACAACGGCGTGTAAGCGGCTGGTTGAGATCGTAGCGCATGAGCGATGTTTCGCTCCCGCCCGCTATGTCCATATGTCCCGCCCAAACTCCTCCTTCAACTTCTTCACGCACTACCGCGACATGATCAGCCGGTACGCGGTTCAGGACCGCTTCCACCTTGGCGCTCTCGTCTGGCACGATAACGTCATGTCTAAGACGCGGCTCCGCCTGATCGAGTCCTGGTTGGCTGAGGTGGGCTCCGTCGTCATCGTATTGATTGCGAGCGATGAGAAGTGGTACGAAGATCACCTGGAGAAGCAGCCCAAGGAGGAGATGTTCAGCCGTGGGCGTATCCGGGCGGGCAACCGGGAGTTCGCTGAGCTAATCGCAACGGACTACGCGCGTGCGGACTTCGTTCACGACGTATCCAAAGACGGATTCTTGACGGACCGCCATCTCAATACGTATTTGGATGAGTGGTACGGTCGTTTATTCCAAGTTGAAAGGGCGGAAAAGTATGATCCACTTATTGGCGTGCCGAACACTCGCGGCGGCAATGGTTGATGAGATTGACCAGTGCGAGGTCTGGGCCAAGGAGCGACAGACGTGCCTGCGTAAGGCAGTTGGTGCCTCCATCGTCAGCCCGAACCTTGATGGCTCGTTTACGCGGATGATCCGGACCCACAACGGACCTTCCGCGAACGGACACCAATGCTCGAACATCGTAGGTGGGTGCGGCTGCTCCCACTCCGAACCGCGAGCGATCTTTGAGATGATGAGAGGCGGCTGGCTCGCTCGCGGCCACGTTCGGAAGCTGATCCTGCTCTGTACCTACTCTCCCTGTACGAACTGCGCGAACATCATCAACGACTCCGCCATAATCAACGGAGTCGTCTACCGACACCTCACCCAGCACGATACTCTCGGTGTAGACTTGCTGGTCAACAACGGGCTTGACGTCGTCACCACGGACGAGCTCATGAACGGAAGCAAAGATGATCTTATTGGACAATGGCGTTAGGATGGTTGAGACGGTCGAGGAGCTTCCGCAGCTTCTGTTCGCTGCGGAACTTTTCCTTGACGTCGAAACGCAACGCGTATACGACGGGTTGTACCCGTGGAAGGGAGACCGCATCTGCGGCGTGGGCGTGACGATCAACGATGACCCGCAGACGTGGTACATCCCGGTACGCCATACCGTCGGGGAGCGGTATAACATCCCCATCGAAGCTTTCCAGAAGTGGCTCAAGGATACGGTCTGGACCGCGCAGGCCTGGATCAACCATAACCTTCCGATTGACGCGGTATTCTGTCACTTTGACGGAGCGACCTGGGACAAGTTCACTGGCCGCGCGATAGACACGCTGACGCTCTCCAAGGTCCACGACTCCGACCGCTTCGGGCACGGCTTGAAACAGCTTTGCCGCGAGTGGCTTGGGATGGAGATGTCGGAGGAGCGGGAGATCAAAGCCTATCTGGACGGGATAAAGTCCAAGTCTTACGCGGACGTTCCACCCGATAAGCTCGGTGCGTACGCGGGTATGGACGTCATCGCCAACCGGAAGCTGTACCGATTCCTCCAAGCGAACCGTCCACCGCGCGATCGGACCGACAAGCCGGGCATCCCCGATATCTGGGAGACGGAGATTGGGCTTCAAGCCGGTCTCATAGACATCGAGATACGCGGACTCCAGGCTAACCGCAATGAGCTTCGCTTAGAGCAGCGGACGAGTCTGTCCAAAACTATTCAGTGGTGCGATGACGTGGCCCGCGTCACTGGGCGGGAGTTCACGAACAGCAACCAGTGTAAGTACGATATGCTCATCAACCGGCTCCAGCTACCGGTTCTCGCGACGAAGTGGGAGAAGGATGAGTACACCGGGAGGAGATACGATACTGGGCGGCCAACCTTCGATAAGAAGGCAATGGCGTTGTACGAAGTTCACCCACACGTTACGTCCAGCAAGAAAGCTACCTTCATCGTCAAGAACCTCCGCGCACTCGCTACGGAGGGTCAGTACCAAGGGCTGTTTCTCATCCCGTTCCAGGAGCTCATGGATGACGATCAGATCATCCACCCGACGTACAACCCGGTAGTCCGCACCGGGCGGATGTCCTGTAAGCGCCCGAACTCGCAGCAGCAGAATAAGCGATCCAAGAAGCTCATCCACCCGCGTAAAGGCTACGGGTTCATCTCGTGCGATTACAGCCAGATCGAATATCGGCTCATTGCCCATTACACCAATGACCCGGATACAATCCGCGCGTACAACGAGAATCCGGATATTGATTACCACCAGTGGGTAGCGGACCTGATCGGCGTCACTCGCAAGGCGGGCAAGACACTCAACTTCGGTATGGCGTACGGAGCGGGCAAGAAGAAGGTCGAAAGCGAACTGGCCGCGAATCCCGACATCATCGCTCACGTATCGGAGATGATCACCGACCAGGTCAAGGCGGGCGGAGTCTCCGAAGCGGACCGGGATGAGCTCTTCCACCAGATGTGTAAGGCGCACGCTGCGAAGGTCTATCAGGCGTACCACGAGAAAATGCCCGGCATCCGACGTACCGCGAAGGAGGCGGATATCATCTGCCGCCGTCGTGGATACATCTTCAACGCGTACGGGCGGAGACGCCACTTGCCTCAGACCCATGCCCATAAGGCTTTCAACTCGCTCGTCCAGGGCTGTGCGATGGACTTGATCAAGGAGCGGATGCTCTACCTGATGCCCCGGTATAACGCGTGGATGCGGGAGCGGGACATCCATATCGTCGCGAATGTCCACGATGAGGTTCTGTTCGAGGTACCGGAAGCGCTCTTGCTGGACCGGACCGTTCACGACTACCTGATCCAAGCCTTGGAGACGCCCACCATCAAGTTCCGGGTACCAATCCGGGTAGGTCTGGGCGTGTCGAAGAAGCACTGGGCGGAAGCGGCGGGTGATGACGCGATTCTCTCGGATGGCCGAGTTATCGACCGTTCGAAGGCGGAATTGCCGGAAGGGGCAGAGGTCGTGGCGGGAAAGCTTCGCTAACCTGGCCCGGATACCCCAGTTTGTCACGCCTGGTGGGGTAGGCGTGGCGTTTAGAAATTAAATGGCCCGCTAGCCAGCCGAAACTGCGGCGGCACCGCGATTATTCGCGGAAACGGCTTTACTTTCCCGCCGCGAGCCGGTAGCCTACCCTCCCGCTTTCCCGCTCCGACACCTCAGGACAGTAAGACAGTAGAATTATCGCCACGTGACCCGCGAAGGTCACCACCACCAATCAGTAACCTACCCTCTGGCCCAGACTTACAAGTGGGTGGAAAATACTTCCACCAACCACTTGCCCAGAGGCCAATGTGGTGGTATACTCCTCTCAGTGGTCGGGTGTCCGACCGGTAGTCAAGGAGATAGAAATGGCGAAGATGATTGCTCACGAAAAAGGTCGCACCACCAAGCTTACCGTCAACCAGCTGCTGGAGAGCATCTTCAAGCTCAACGAGAATCCCAGCCGCTCCGATAAGTTCACCGACACCAAGATCGTAGGCTACATTCAGAACGAGTTCGACAGCCCCACCGCTGTGGACGTAGCGGAGGTCAGCCACCGCCGTCGTCAGTACAACTACGGGATGGGCTTCTGGAAAAATCGCGGCGCAGCCTACCGGAACGAAGAAGACAGGCACCTCAGCGACCGTCCGTTCAGCTACGCGTACGACACCAACGGCTCGCGTCTCCCGGAGACGGCACCCCGCGCTCCCCGTTCCGCTCCCTCCGCCCAGAGCCAGATGGACTCCGATACCCTCCGCCAGCTGGTTCAGCAACAGGTGGCCGATGAGCTCGCGGAGCGGGAACTGGTCGAGCGCGACCAGGTGACCGCGCTCGTGGCCAAGGAGCTTGCGAAGGAGCGGCCATCTATCACGATCAATGTTCCCGAACGGAAGCACGTGGTCAAGATCGCAGGGAACCGCTGCCATAAGGCTTTCCAGAAGGTTCTCACCAAGGTCCAAGCGGGCGTGCCCGTCTTGCTGGTCGGGCCAGCGGGTAGCGGCAAGACGTTTTTGGCCGCCCAGGTGGCGGAAGCACTTGGCCTTCCCTTCACCTTCAACTCGATGTCCGAAGGCACCAAAGAATCCGACCTCCTTGGCCGTACGCTCCCCGACGAAAAAGGCAACTGGTCGTATCAGCCCGCTCCCTTCGTTTCGACCTACACCAAGGGTGGCGTCCACCTGCTCGATGAGATTGACGCGGCTGACCCGAACTTGCTGGTCCAGATCAACGCCGCAATCGCCAACGGCAAGCTCTCTATTCCCTTCCGGAACGACCCCACCCCGCTCCCGCGTCACAAAGACTCGGTGATCCTCGCAGCCGCCAACACGTTCGGTACCGGAGCCAACCGCCAGTACGTCGGGCGGAATCAGCTGGACGCAGCAACCCTCAACCGGTTCACGATGGGCACCGTTGAGATCAACTACGACACCGACCTCGAATCCGAGATAGTCAAGGCAGTACTGGGCGGAGAGATCACCCCGGATGGTGAGTCGCTCCTCCGCTGGGCTTGGACCACTCGCGACCGTATCAATGCCGCTAGCCTGCGTCGTTTGATGTCCTCCCGTAACATCGAGGATGGGGCCAAGCTCCTCCGGGTAGGCGAATCCCTCGCTGAGATCAAGGCTACTTACTTCTCCGGCTGGACCCAGGACGAAAAAGCGAAGGTGGCCGCTTGACTCGCGGCCAATGTGGAGGTAGAGTACGGGGTAGTTAGTCAAGGAGATAGACGTGAAGAAGACACTGACCAAAGAAGCTGATGGGGTATCGCGGGTGGAGTTCTCTGGCGTGGCGGAGCTTATGGCCTACGCCAACGATGGGGAGCGGAACCTGAACGTGGCGGAGAACATCGAACCGCTCCGCCACTGGCGGGAGTACGAAGGAGACCGGTGGGTCAACTACGCCACCCGGAAGAAGCTCACGGAGTGGATGACCTCCGCTCCTTCCCACCTGTTGGAGCGGGTAGAACGGTTCAAGGAGCGCATCCAAGATAAGGTCGCTCTCCCGACGAAGCAACGGCGCAAGCGGATTCGCCGTCAGGAGACCGGAGACGAGCTTGACCCGGTAGCCTGGGTCCAGCGTGACCCGAACGGCTGGGACGACACCAAGAAGATTAGCGTGCCCCGGAACAGCATCAAGATCGGATTCAACTACAGCACCCCAGGTTCGATGCCGGCAGAAGCCTTGCTGGTCCGTGGCGCCATCGTCGCGGCTCTGGCTGACCTCCTCTCCCAGCAAGGGAATAACGTGGAGGTGGTAGGATTCGACACCGGGTATGGACTGGGTGACTGTGCCTCCTTCGTAATGACGACAGTAATCAAACCGATGGAAGCGCCGCTTGATCTCTCCTCCCTCTGCGTAGCGGCTGCTGAGATCGGATTCTACCGCGTGGTAGTGGTACCCGCCTCAATCGTTTTCGCTTCGGCCAAGTGCCACTCCGGTCCGTGCGCATGCGGTCCGCTCCCGTCAGCGGAGAAGAAGTCAATGGATATCGTAGTCGAATGGAGACAGACCAGCGAGGATGCCGCTGTTGAGTACGTGCTCGAACAGCTGGCCCGCTTTGGAACCCACCATAACACGGAGGTAGAGTCGGATGAACTTTTCTGAGCAACCGTTTTGGAAGTGGCGGGAGGATAGGAGTCAGACGGCAACCACGGAGGAGCGAGACACCCAGAAGGTCAGAGCGTACCGGGCGGAGGAGTTCCAGCGGGAAGTTCCCGCCGTTACCCAACTGGCCGACATCGCGGAGGTCCAGGCCTACATCAACCAGTTGATCGTCACCTCCTTCTTCCAGTTCCGCTTCCCGCACGTCAAGACTATCGCAGCCACCCGTACACCTGACACCGAGTCCGCCAAGGGAGGGTTTGTACCGGGCGGAGCTTGCTGGGT